ATCGAGTACGAGTCCGCCCTGACCAGCGCGACCCGCCAGCAGCGCTTTGACCGGGCCCACCGGCTCGGTCGCGGGGGCGTGCCGCTGACGTGCGTCACGTTCGTCCTGGAGGGCACGGCCGAGGTGCCCCTGGCCCGGCAGGTCCTGGAGCGCAACGAGCAGCAGGACATCCTGCTGGGCGATGACAGCGACGAGGCCTACGCGGACGGCTACGTGACCGCCGGGGACCGGCGGATGCTGTACGCCATGGCCCGGAAGCGGCGGTTTGCCTGACGCGGGTTCCTTGATATCGTGGCGGTACGGGAGTAGCTCATAGCGGTTAAGAGCGCCGGGCTGATTGACCGGAGGCAGGTGCGTATGTTCCGTGCAGCGCCCTCCCGTACCAAAGGATCGGGCAAGGGCAAGTGGCGGTTCGCCTGGGGCGAGCTGCTCGGCTGGGCCGAGTGCCCGTACGTCATCCGCTGGATCGCGGAGACGCCCTGGATCTCGTTCCGCGTCCACCACTGGCTCGGCCCGGATGACGACCGCGCGTTCCACGACCACCCCTGGTGGTTCCTGACCTTCGTGGTCCGGGGCGGGTACGTGGATAGGCAGCCTGGCGAGACCCCGCTGAGCCCGCACGGCGGCGAGCACCTGACAGCCCCGAGCGTGAGGTTCCGGCCCGCCCTCCATCAGCACACCGTGATTCCTGACCCCGGTGGCGCGTGGACCGTGCTGCTGACCGGCCCTATCCTTCGGCCGTGGGGGTTCTGGCAGCTAGGCAAGTTCACCAAGGCCAACAAGTGGTTCCTCTCGCGGGGCCATCACCCGTGCTCGTAGGTCTCCCCCGGGAAGCTGTAGAGGCCCTACGTCCCAGGGGAGATCATGCAGCGGATCAGCGACGCCTTCGAGGAGCGCTTCGTCACCATCCTCAAGGGCATGCTCAGCGAGGCTGAGCAGGACGAGATCGACTACGAGCTGTTCCCGACCATCTACCCGACGCACGAGACCGACATGACGATGGGCCTGGCGATGGGGATGAGCGTGTCGCTGGCCATGCCGGCCCTCTCGGTCGGCGATCACGTCATGGTCAGCGGCCTGATCAAGGACCCGTACGCCAGTGACACGCTGCTGACCACGAACGCCCAGGAGATGCTGGCCGGGCTGCGCGAGCGGCAGGCAGCGTCCGGGTCGTTCTCCAACGGCGGCCTGATCGTCCCGGGCCGGATGGGCTGACAGGAGCTAAGCCATGGCACTTCCCCCGCAGGTGTTCGGCCAGGTGCCGACCGTGCTGGACTACCGCCCGGTGGACCCATCGCTGTCGGCGAACAACACCGACCTGGGCGCCCAGGCCGAGTGCGTGCTCGGCACCGGCCGCAACGCGGTCGCCGGCACCACGAATTTCGGCTTCACCGACACGACGTACTCCCCGCTGACGGCGCAGCTGCTGCGCTTCACCACCGGCCAGGCGCAGGGCACGTAGCAGCTGCCTGCCGACCCTGCCTAACCGAGACTAGCCGCGCCTGGACCCGCCGTGCGATGACGGCCCTGCCGCACCGCGCTATCTACACCGGGCCAGGCCTCGCCTAGACGGCCCTGACCTGCCGCGCCTCGACCCGACCTGCCACGCCTTGCCGTCCCGAACCGCACCTGGACGGCCGCGCTCTCCATGCCAGGACCAGCCTGGCACTGCCCCGCTCTGCCTTGACGGCTCTGCCGAGCCCCGCCGCGCGTGTCCGGGCCTGGCCGGGCCCAGCCTTGCGCTGACGGCCGCGCCGTGCCATGCACTCCGCGTCTGGCCACACCGCGCCGTGCGATGACTGCCGTGCCGGGCCAGGCCTGTCCCTGACCTGCCCCGTCCCGCTATGCCATGACTGCCGTGCCGGGCCATGCGATACCCAGCTGTGCCGAGCACCGCTCCGCCAAGATCAGCCTGGACGGCCCAGCCGCGCCTCGCTACGCGATCCTGGCCCGGCCTTGCTACGCCTTGACGGCCGTGCCCCGCAATCCGTGCCAAGCTCTCCGTGCCCGGCCTGCCTGGCCGACCTCGCCACGCTAAGACACGACCCGGTGTGCCGATCCGTGACTGCCTTGCCGAGCATGGCTATCCCTGCCGCGCCAAACCCCGACCCGCCTTAACTGCCAGGCCCAGACTAGCCAAGCCGAGACTAGCCGTGCCCTGCCGGGACGTGCCGTGCCTTGACGGCCCCGCTGTCCTCACGACGCCCCGCCTCGTTATGCCTAGCCTTGACTGCCGAGCCGTGCCTCACCATGACCTGCCAGGACGCGCCAGGCCTTGCCTTGACGGCCCAGCCTTGACACGCCTCGCCTGGTCAGGCCTCACCTTGACTGCTGCGCCCGGCTGTCCTCGCCTTGCCTTGCCGTGACTGCCGAGACGGACCGGGCCGCGCCAGGCCCTGCAAGGCCACGCCTAGCCTTGACTGCCTGGCCATACCGGGCCTCGCACCGAGATGCCCTGACCCGCCATGCCTAGACTGCCTCGCCGCGCCGCACCGCCCTAGCACTGAACAGCCCAGCTATACCTGCCTTGCCGGGCCAAGCATTGCCAAGCTAAGCCCAGCTGCGCCCCGCTACGCCAAACAAAGCCGTTCCGGCCGAGCCGCGCCGAGCCGAGCAGCCCGTGCCTCGACCAGCCGCGCCTTAGAGAGCCATGCCATGACTGCCGGTCCAAGCCCGGCCGAGCCGTATCGTGCTACGCCGTACCCTGACCTGACTGCCGGTCCCAGCCCGGCCGAGCCGTGCCTTGCCCTGCCTGGCCAACCCGCGCCTGGCCGATCCTGCCGAGCCGTGCCTTGCCATGCCTCGACTAGCCGCGCCCACCCGAGCCGATCCGGCCATGCCGTACCGTGCACCGCGACGCCGAGCCGCCCAGGACAGGCACCGCCACGCGATGACGGCCGTGCCAGGCGACACACCGCCAGGTGAAGCCGCGCTAGCCAGTCCTCGACTGCCCGGCCACGCTACGCGTCACTAAGCCCAGCCGCGCCTCACCTGCGATGCCATGCAAGGACCCGCCGTGCTACGCCTTGCCGTGCGATGACGGCCATGCCATGCCACGCCTGGCCCTGACGTGCCGAGCCCAGGCTAGCGATGACGGCCAGGCCGTCCCTAGCCTCGGTATGCTGCGCCCGGCCTCGCGATGACTGCCGTGCTTCACCAGGCCACGCCTCGCGCTGCCATCCTCGCCGCACCACGCCGTGACTGCCGTACCGGTCCATGCCAGGGTCGACCGCGCCACGTTGCGCCTAGACTGCCTTGCCAAGCCTCGCCCAGGCACGCCCGGTCATGCGACGCCTTGACTGCCTTGCCGGACGACGCCTATCCATGTCGTGCCATGCCTCGCGATGACTGCCTCGCCGAGCACTGCCAAGACCTGCCAATCCGCGCCAAGCCCCTCCGTGACTGCCAGGCCGACGCCGAGGCCCGCCGATGCGCGCCTTGCCTTGCGCCATGAATATCAATATTTATAGCACATCCTCTGCCCCCGGAAGGGACGTGGCAGAGGACGACGATCCCCAGCTGATCCTGATCGACCCCGGCGCGGCCGAGGCGCCGTTCGAGATCATCCGGAGCGGGGCCTGGCAGGTGCAGGCCCCGCCGGACGGTCCCAGCCAGGTGCTGGTTACCGGGCTGGAGCTGGGCTACTAGCCAGCCTGTTGCCGAGCTTGCGCTCCAGCCGGTCCGCCAGCGCGAGCCTCGTTTTCGCCTCATGCTCGGTGAAGCCGGAGATGTTGCGCAGCATCGCGATCTTCGCGCGCACCTCGGTATCGCTCAGCCGCGCCTGGACCGAGGAGAGCGTCCGGTCCATCCAGTCGGCCAGGGCCAGCAGGTCATCGTGCATGTCGGTGAGCCGCGCCAGCGACACCTGGTCCAGGCCGTAGTCCTCGACCCGGACGCTGGCCAGCGCCGCGCTCAGCTCGCTGATCCGCAGCTGCAGGGTGAGCAGGCCGGGGTACGTGTCGCCGCCCCGGGCCCGGTAGCTCTTCAGCTCGCGGACGCGGGCCTTGGGCGGCGTCCCGTTCCAGTTCCGGGGCAGGCTGCTGCCCTTCGGCCGCTTGCCGCCGGCCCGCTCCCGCTCCCGGGCGATGGCCCGGATGACCGGCTCGGCCCGGCGGGCCGCCGACTCGCTGATGCCGAAGCGGGCCGCGATCTGCTCGCGGCCGTAGATGCCCTGCTGGACGGCCTCCTCGATCTGCTCGTCGGAGAGGGCCTGTCGCTTGTTCCGTGCCATAGCAGGCGCGAGGGGCACCGGCCAGGCCGGCGCCCCCCGCTTCACCTCCCCCTAGTTCTCTCCGGGCCCGTCGCCGGGCTCGTCGCCGTTGCCGGGCTCGCCGCCCTCGTCATCCCCGCCGGCCGAGGTGGAAGCCTCGATGGCCAGCTTGAGCTGCTCGTGGGACGACGCCGACAGCGCCTTCATCTGCCGGTCCAGCCCCGTGGCGTACCGGCCGGCGTTGTCCGGCTGCCGCAGGATCAGCATCGACCGGGTGGCGACGAGCCGGTCCAGCAGCCGCGCGAGCGTGGTGTTGTCCGGCCCGAGCAGGTCCCGCTCGATGCACTTGAGGTCATCGGTGATGTAGGCCGCGCCGATGCGGTCCACGCCGATCTGGCACCGGATGAGGACGTAGCCGTTGCCCATGCTCAGGCCGACCATCTTCTGGATCGGGCCGGCGGCACCGGGCCGCAGCTCGTTCCACAGGTTCCCGTCGATGGCCGTCCAGATGGCCAGGGCCAGCTGCGGGTCGTCCGCGTCGCCGAAGCCTTCCGGCCCGGTCAGGGACGGGAAGACGGCTTGCACCAGGGCGCCCCTGGTGATGGCCTTCTCCTCGCGGTCGGCCCACTTCAGGACCTTGTGCGGGGCCAGGACGGCCACGATGCGCTCGCGCACCTTGGTGTTGTCCTTGTTCCCGTCCGGGAGGATGTATCCCTCGGCCTCGTAGGCATCGCGCACCCCGGCGTCGATGTCGGCCTTCTGCGGGATCTCTGCTGACTGAACGCTCACGCGTTCCTCCGTTCCGGCCATCTGCCTCTCGGCAGCCTGGCCATACGGGCCCGGGGCCGTATCCCCGGGCCGGTGAGCCTTGAGTGTATCAAAGAACCTAGAGCAAACCCGCAACTCCGCGACGGGGCTGGTTACCAGGGGAATCAGGTTCCTTGATACTACTGTTGTCTATGGATGTTGATCTTGATGACCGCCGTTTGCTTCCTACCAAGGTTTATTGATACCGTGCGAGGACGACAACCCCATCGCACGAGGAGTGACCCATGACCACACCCGCCACCGATATCGAGCCCGTTCTGGCCGGCGTCCTGCAGCTGCTGCAGGAGAAGCCGGACCTGTCCCTGGACGCCCTGGCCGAGAAGGTCGCGGCACCCGGGCCGGCCAAGCCGTCTCCCGAGGCCGCGCCGTTCCCGGACCTGCCCGGCCACGCCGTCCTGGACGGCGAGGCGCTGGCCGTCCTGAAGAACCTGACCAAGGTGTTCAACTCGGTCGAGATCGACAAGCGCCGGGCCCTGACCGAGAAGGAGATCGTCGCGATCACCGCCGAGCGCGTCATGCTCTCCCAGCTCGGCGCGGCGCTGGCCGCCCGGGACAAGATCATCGCCGAGACGATGCGCGTGCACATGGACGTGGACGCCGAGGAGAGCGGCCGGGCCGTCCCCAAGGACAAGCTGGGCCCGGACGGCGAGGTCATCGTCGCGGCCACCCCGCGCGACCAGCACGGCCACTACCTGCTGGCTGGCCCGAAGGAGCCGTACCAGGTCCCGGCCGGGGCGGTGAAGTGGTCGCAGGAGTTCAGCCAGTCCCCGCCCACGCCGAATGACGGCGTGCTGCAGGCCGCCCACAAGGGCGGCGACATCGACCGCGAGGATTACCTGGCCGTCACCCGCGAGACCCGCGTGTTTGACCCCGAGCGGGCCCGTGCCTACATCCGCAAGTCGCCGGAGAAGGGCCTGAAGGTGCTGCGCCGGATCGCGGTGACCGGCCCGGCGAAGTCGTCCCTCTACCTCCGCAAGGTGACCTAGGACGGGAGCCCCCATGCCTGGACGAACAGCCAGGACCAGGAGCCGGTTCGAGAGCGTGCAGTGGCACCCTCCGAACCGGCGCTTCTGGATTACTGACGAGATGATCGCCAGGGGGAAGAAGGGCGAGCCCTCCCCCTGGTTCTCCACGCACACCGTGGCTACCGTGTTCATTGGCCGCTCGGCGGCCTGGCTGCGGGTGCGGATGCGGCAGAGCGAGCAGTTCCCGGACTCCGAGCTGGTGCTGGACGGCGAGCCGCTGGCCATCCACCGCAGCCAGACCGGGGACCGGCAGTTCTCCCTGGCCGACATCGAGAAGACCGCGCACGCGCTGCGGGAGAACGGCTCGATCGACGACGAGCGGTTCGTCATCATGATCATGCTGGTGGTCTGGGAGGCCCGCCAGCACGGCCTGCTCGGCGACGAGGGGCTGTGAGCGGGCCCCGCGCCCTGCTGGTCGACGGGATGAGCGTGCTGGTCCGCTCGGTGAAGGCCGCCGCGCGGATGAAGCAGCTCTCGCACGAGGGCGTCCCGACCGGGCCGCTGATGCTGTTCATCGGCACCCTGTCCGGCCACCTGGCCGTGGGCCCGTGGGACTACGTGGTGGTCGCCTGGGAGGGCATCCCGTCGATGAACTGGCGGCTGGAGCGGTACCCGGAGTACAAGTCCGGCCGCCTGGCCGGCAGCACCCGCGAGGACCTGAGCACGGACGAGGAGCTGGCCCGGGAGTTCTGCGCCGCCGCCGGGCTGTTCCAGGACTGGGCCGCCGAGTTCGAGGGCGACGACATCATCGCCGCCTGGTGGCGGGCGCTGCGCACGCAGCTGCCCGGGGTGCAGATCCGGATCGTCTCCGCCGACCGGGACCTGATGCAGCTGACCGGCGAGGACACGACCTGGCAGTCCTCGATCAACGACCCGATAGGTGCTGACCACGTGCGGGATGTGTGGGGCGTCGAGCCCGAGCGGCTGCCGCTGCTGCGGGCGATCGCCGGGGATCCCAGCGACGGCATCCCGGGGCTGCGCGGCATCGGGCTGCAGCGGGCGGTGCTGATCGCCGGCCAGCCGGAGACCCCGCAGGAGATCCTCGACGGGCTGGAGTACCCGTTCGGCCATGCCGCCCGGGTCCGGGCCGTCACCTGGTACGCGATCAGTGAGCTGCGCGACCCGCCCGTGCAGCCCGAGTGCCCGGAGGGCGGCCAGGTCGTCCTGGCCCGCTGGCACCCGCAGGACCACGGACGCCAGGTGCGCGAGGTCCTGGAAAAGTACGGCATGGCCCGGCTCGGGGCCCGGCTGGCGGCCGGGAATCTTCCGTGGCCGTGCGATTCCTGAATAAGGAACCTATCTAATATTTATTGTTAGGGTGAATTACCGCCGGGTTGCCTTGACCGCCTCCTGGGGCCCTCCTAGGGTGGATCGGGCCACGCCTTTTCACCTGAGATCCGGAAAGGCGTTACCCAGCGGGAGGATCTGATCGATGACTGCCCCCGTCGTTACTGACGCGCGCCCGGCTGAGTCACTCAGCGCCACTGTGTCCGTCACGCCCGTGAGCGCCGCCCAGGCGGTCCGCGCGGCCCGCCCGCCCGGTTCCTGGTCGGCTGGCGACGTGACCGCGTACATCACTGAGGAGATCGTCCGGGTACACGGGCCGCAGCTGCCCGCCCGGGACGCTCAGCAGGTCCTGGAGGCCTTCTGCCAGCGCTTCAGCGTTCCGGTGGCCGCTCGCGTCGCGCGGGCGGCCTTCGAGGTCTACGGGGGCATGTGGCAGGGCGCGCCGGTCACCTGGCGGCGGTTCCTGCCGAGCCATGACGCGTTCTTCACGCAGCCGATCATCGACGCCCTGACCTAGGTGGGCGGGCAAGACGAGACCCCCGGCACTGAGGAACCGGGGGCCCGCACTGATCGACCTATCCCTGCCGGCCAGGATAGCGGAAACGGCCATGCCGCGTCAGTAACCAGCGCATTTCCTTTTGAGTACGCCGATGATTACAAAGGGGATATCAGCGCCGATGAGCTGACCGCCGCCGAGGAAGACTACCGGCGCCGCGCCTATGAGTCAGCGTGCCATTACGCAAGCGATTTCGGCTTGCAGCTGTTTCCGGTCTGGTGGATGAACGCCGGCACCTGCGCCTGCCCGGCCGGGGCCCGCTGCGATAACCCCGGCAAGCATCCGATCGACATGTCGTGGCCGGATACGGCCAGTGCTGACCCCGAGCACGCCGCCCGCTGGTGGCGGCCGAGGGATCCCGCCCAGGACGCCGGCGAGGACTGGCGGCCTCACGCCAACCTCGGCGTGCTGATGGGCGTGAACGTCTTCCTGCTCGATGTCGACATCAGCGACGAGAAGGACGGCGACCAGAGCCTGACGACGCTGATCAGCCACCATGGCGAGGACCTGCCGCACACGATGATGTACCGCACCGGCAGCGGCGGGCGCGGATTCATCCTGCAGATCCCGCCGGGGACCGAGGTCCGCAACAGCGTGTCCGAATTGGCTTCGCACCTCGATATCAGGGGCGTGCGCGGCTACGGCATCGTCCCGCCGTCCGTCTCGGGCCGGGGCCCGTACGTGATGCTCGCCGACACCGCCCCGGCGCCGCCGCCAGCCTGGCTGGCCGACTGGCTGGCCGACCAGCAGCGCAAGCGCGAGGAGCGGCTGAAGGCCCTGCCGAAGGGCGAGGACAGCCGCCAGGCGCCTGCTGAGCTGTCCCGGCGCGCCAGTGCCTATATCCGGTCGGCCCTGGAGAGCGCCGCCCAGCGGGTAGCCGAGACGCCCATGGGCGAGCGCAACAAGAGCCTGAATACTGAAAGTTTCAACATCTTTAGCCGGTTCGGCGTGGCCGGCCTGCTCGACCCGGGCGAGATCGCCACGGCGTTCAAGAGCGCCGCCGAGTCCTGCCAGCTGCGCGGTGCCGAGATCATGCGGACGCTGCGCAGCTCGTTCGAGGGGGCCCAGCTCAAGCCGCGCAGCGGCGAGCTGCCCGATTTTGTGTTCGAGGTAGCGGGCCCCGCGCCCAAGGTGCCGCCCAGCATCACCTCGGCTGTCTACAGTTTTGAGCAGTTGTTCGACCTGCGGCGGTCGACGACCGGGGAGTTCATCAGCCGCCCTACGGACCTGGCCGAGCCTCCTCTGGTCGGTGACATCGGCGACGAGCTGGGCCTCACGCTGCGCAGGTGGTGGCGAACCGTGGCCGAGGCCTGGAACGAGAACGTCTCGAAGAGCATCGGCAAGATTGACCCGGATGCCCCGCCGAAGAAGGACGACGACGAGGACGCCTTCGTCGCGATCTTCCCGCCTGACGGCACGTTCTCGAACACCCTGTCGCACCTGCGCGCCTCCGCGAGCGGGAATAAGCCGGTCACCCAGCACATCCGGTGCTGCAGCGACAGCAGGACCCGGATCATCGTCGACCTGGCCGATGACACCGGCATGGTCGTCCTGATCACCAGGGACGGCTTCTCGGTACGGGATCCGCGCACCCTGGACGGCCAGCCGTGGTTCCGGCGCGGCGGCGGCGCGCTGCCTCAGGTCCGGCCCGAGGATCCCGGAGATGTCCGGGGTGCCCTGGGGGAGATGAAGTTCCTCCTGGACCTCTCCGAGGAGCAGTGGCTGGTCCTCTTGTGCGGTTTGGTCGGCGCTTACTTCCCGAATCTGGACCGGCCGGGCTGGTGGATTTCCGGACCATCCGGGTCGGGAAAGACGACAAGAGGACGGATGCTGCTCGGCCTGGTCGACCCGGCCGCCCAGCTGGGTTCGCGGCTGAACCTCAAGCGGGACGAGCGTGACGCTCGGACCAGGGCGGTGCACGAGTACGTTGTCTCCCAGGACAACATCACGACGCTGAGCCAGGACCTGAGCGACTGGTGGTGCCGACTGCACACGGGTACAGTCGAGAACGTCCGGAAGCTACATTCAGACGCCACGTTGCTGTCGTTTGAATACAAACGGATGGGGCTGGCGACCAGCCTGGTGCTCCCGGCCGGGCTGAAGCCCGATGCGCTGCGCCGGGTCCTGCACCTGGATCTGCCGGCTACTGATCAGCATCCTGATGCCTCCATGCTGTGGCAGCGGTACGACCTCATCAAGAGCAGGGTCCTGGGTGCTGTGTTCCTGCTCCTGGCCGGCGTGCTGCGCGAGCTGGAGGCCGCTGAGCGCGTGCAGCTGGATGACCTGCCGGAGATGGCCGATTTCGGCAGAGTCCTGTTTGCCTGCGACCTGGCTTACGGGCTCGGTCTCTATCCGGCGTATCTCCAGCACAGCGCGGAGATCCAGCTGCACGCGGCGGCCGATGACCCGCTGATCGTGCTCCTGCGGCGCTGGCTGGAGGCGCAGCCTGGCGGCGAGTTCACCGGGACGCCCGAGGCGTTCTACAACCAGCTGAGCGAGTTCGCCGGGCTGGCCACGGCCGAGTCGTGGTGGCCGAAGAGCAGCTCGTGGCTGGGCCGGAAGATGACCGAGCTGCACCTGCCGATGGGGGTATCCGGCATCTTGTACGAGAAGGGCTGGGCATCGTCCGGCAGCCGCGAGATCAGGGCCCGCCTGGTGACCGCCTCGTTCATCCGCGACGTAGCCTCAGAAGAAGAGGAGGGATGAGCGTCCCCACGGCATTTCCCACGGCAATCACGCCATTCCCCACGGCATAAAGTGCCCCTGAGCTGGGCACCCACAGCACCACGGCATTTTCTGCAACCTTTTTCTGTGAGCTGCCACAGCAGACTTCAATTTTTATTATTTATTGATAAATCAACTTTGAGGGGGGAAGAGTGACGGCGCCACAGGAAAATATCGCCGATTATGGCGTGGTGCCGTGGGTCCGCAGGTCAGCCCGTAATTATGCCGTGGGGAATGCCGTGGCTGGCGTGGGCGATGCCGTGGGGACCTTCACGCTATGATTATAGCGTGAAGGCGCGGCGCAGCGCGGCGAGGTGCGGAGTGCGGGGTCTGGCACTGTGGGGCGCGGTGAGGCATGGCAGTCGAGGCCTGGCGCGGCGAGGCTTTGCTTAGCGAGGCATGTCCGGGCGGGGTCCGTTCAGGCGGGGCTAGGCAGTCGAGGCGGAGTGCGGCGGGACGTGGCGAGGTTTGGCCTGGCAGTCTGGGTAAGGCACGGCGCAGATCGGCACGTTTGTGCTCGGCGCGGCATGGTCAGGTTTGGCAGGTGAGGGATGACGCAGCCGTTCGGCATGCCCGGGATCCTGTTGAACTATGCTCCCGATCGAAATTGTCCGAAATGCTTGGCCGAGCAGATCGATGCGCTGCATCACATGATCGCTGTGGTCGGCTCCCCCTGCTGGACCGATGATCCCAACAGCCGGATCCTCCGGGAGCATCTGTGCCGGCGCTGCCTGCACTGCGGCTACGGCTGGTGCGAGGAGACAGCCGACGCGTACGCTGCTGGGGAGCAGACACCTGGAGAACCGCCATGAGCATCCGCAAGACTGCCTCCGGCCAGGTCCTCGGCACCGAGGGAGACCAGGGCATCACCAAGACCGCCGCCACCGGCTGGGAGCCCGAGGACGAGAAGGACCTGCTGGACGAGACCACCGAGGCTGATGGAGCCGAGTGATTTCCTGACCCCGGAGGAGATCAAGCACTACAGCCGGTTCCTGGGCCAGGGCGCCTTCACCATCTTCGTCCACCCGGACGCTAAGGAGTCCTGGCGGTGGACGGCTACCACCGTGACCAGCGGCACCCAGAACGCCTCCTACCGGTACGCCGCGATCGCGGCGGTCCAGGAGCTGCCCACCCGGGATGGCCTGCTGCTCCCGGTCGGCCGGGGCCCTGCCGTCGCCAGCAGCTGCCAGGAGCTGGCCCGCTTCCCCGAGATCGTCTGGGATGTCTGCGGCTACTACCGGCGCCTCGGCCTGCGCTGGACGGCCACCAAGCGGCAGATCCGCGACGCGCTGATGAAGCGGAAGGCCACCATCGGCGCCGGGAAGTCCCACCTGGTCTACGCGGCTAAGCAGCTGCTCGACGACGGCGTGCGGGCCCGGTACGACCGGATGCCCCTGGGCGGCGTCTTCCTCGAAGACAAGGATGTCCAGGACCAGATCAAGAAGGCCGCGCACATGGCAGCGTCCGCGATGGCGTCGCGGGGGTTCGCCCACGTCACCCCGGAGAGCGTCCTGGGGGACTGGGGGTTCACCGTCAGCCATCCCGGCGGCCCCGGAGGGGAGCGAACAGGGCAGATGACGCCGCCGTCCCTGTTCCCTCCCCTAACGGGCCGGATCCTGGAGCTGACCGCCGGATGGCTGGACCGCTGGACGTGGTACCGCGAGCCGGCCGTGCTCGACGCGTTCGGGATCCGCTCGGAGCAGCTGGAGACCTGGCAGCTGCTGCTGGTCCGGGCGTTCAGTGACAAGGGCGTGACGGCCCGGTTCGCGGTCGGGCTGTGTGATTCGCAGACGTTCCGGGTAACCCCTGCTCCCGATCAAGGAACGCTAGTAGTGTTGCTCGGAGAGGGCGAGCCCTCGCCTGAGCTGGCCGCAGCGGCCGTAGATATGTGGGGGCTCGTTACAGAGCTACGCAGACGAGGAGACCCCCATGCCACAGTGGAGCAAGGGCGCCGAGAGCGCTGAGGCCGCCGCCAAGGCCGCGTCCGGCGGGCGCGCCGACTGGCTGTCCATCAAGTCCGGGGACACCAAGTACGTCCGGCCGCTGTCCGACCTGGACGACATCATCGCGATCGACGTGCACATGGGCGTGCCGACCAAGCCGGCCCCGAAGAACGTCAAGGCCGACAAGTGGCCCTCGATGATGAGCGCGGTCTGCCAGAACGCCGACGCGTTCCGGCTCTGGGAAGACGGGAAGCCGACCGAGCAGTACGAAGAGGGCTACGGGCACTGCTACATCCACGAGCACATGAAGGACGTGATGGGCAAGTTCAAGAAGTCCGTCGCGGTGCCAAACCCGCAGGTCTGGGGCCTGTTCGTGATGCGCGAGCCGGTCATGGACGGCGGCAAGCTCGCCGCCTTCCGCGATGTGATCGAGGAGTTCAAGGACAAGGAGGGCACCACCCACCGGATCCCCAAGATCGTCATCGCCAGCCAGTCCTACTCCAACTTCTGGGCCCCGCTGAAGGCCGCCGGGTACATGACCGGCACGATCTGCGACCGGGACTTCTCCATCATGCGGACGGACAACGACTACATCATCTCGGCCGGCCGGGAGACCCCGGACCTGCGGCCCGGCACCCCGGCGTGGCAGAAGTACCTCGACGCGCTGGCGCTGAAGGAGCTGTCGGTCGAGGCGATGATCCTGGACCAGTCCAGCGCCGAGTACTACGGCCGGTTCTTCGACCCGGCGTGGAAGGACGACGAGGCCGAGGGCGAGGACGCCGAGGGCGCCGCCGCTGCCGCCGAGGCCGGCGAGGTCCAGCTCGACGACAAGGAGGCCGAGGCGATGAAGGCCCGGATGGCCGAGGCCTTCTCGACGCAGCCCACCTGACCTGGCCCCATGGCGCCCTGCCCCGGGAAGGATAGAAGGGCAGGGCGCCATGGAAAAGGCAAAAACCTGGGCAGCGGCGTACCGCAAGTTCCTTGTCGCGCCGGGCGGGACAGTGCTGACCGCCATCAGCCTGGCCCGGCCCGTCGCCGAGCCGCCGCCGCCGGAGTAACCATGTCCGGGTGATGCGCGTGGTTGCCCGCCGCAAGCACACTGATTCCTGAGCGGCGCGAGCGAGCCGTCTACGATTCATCGTTATGCGGGAGCGGCCGTGTGACTTATTGTCATATTCACACTCACAGCGAGTATTCAGCCCTGGACGGCCTATCGACTTGCGAGGAGATCGCTGCCCGCGCGGCGGCGGACGGTAACCCGGCCGCCGCCATCACCGACCACGGCACCTGCGCCGGGCACCCGGACCACCAGCGGGCCTGCGACGCGGCGGGCATCAAGGCGCTGTTCGGGATGGAGACATACTGGCAGCCCGACCGCCTCATCCGGCCGGAGAAGGGCGACAAGGAGGCGCAGGCGCGGCTGCGCGGCGGCCGGCACCTCGTCCTGCTGGCGCAGGACCAGCGCGGCCTGAGGAACCTGTGGGCGCTGTCCACCGAGGCGTACGTCACCGGGCACTACCACCGGCCGCGCTGCGACTGGGAGCTGCTGGAGCGGTACGGCGAGGGCCTGATCGTCACCACGGCCTGCCTGGGCGGCATCGTCTCCCGGCCGCTCCTGGACGGCGACTACGGCGCCGCCGCTGCCCTGCTGCGCCGCCTGCACGGGATCTTCCCCGGGCGGCTGTACCTGGAGATCCAGGGCAACGACATCCCCGAGCAGGTGCAGCTGAATAAGCTGCTGGTGATGGTGGCGAAGCAGGCGGGGGTGCCGCTGCTGGCCGCGTCCGACTCGCACTACCCCTCCCGGGCCGAGAAGGGGCTGCACAAGACCTGGATGGCGCTGCGTACCTCCTCCTCCAACGAGGACTACTGGCAGATCATCCACATGCAGGCCGAGGCCGAGGTGCGGGCCAAGCTGGCCTACCTCGATCCGCAGGACGTGGACGAGGCCGTGCGCAACTCGGTGCTGATCGCGGAGCAGTGCGAAGCCCGGATCGAGGGCCAGACCGAGCCGCCGGTCTTCGGCGCCAGCTCGGACGAGGACTCCCGGGTGCTGCTGAACCTCTGCCGCTCGGCCCTGACCGGCCTCCCGTTCCGGGGCGGCTCCGCGCAGGACTACCAGGACCGGCTCGACGGGGAGCACCGCCTGGTGGCAGATAAGAACCTGGCGGGCTGCTACCTGGTGGTCAACGACGTGGTGCAGTGGTGCCGCTCCCAGTCCATCCTGGTCGGCCCCGGGCGCGGCAGTGCCGCCGGGTCGCTGATGAGCCACCTGCTGGGCATCACCATCGCCGACCCGCTGGAGACCGGGCTGCTGTTCAGCCGGTTCCTGACCCCGGGCCGGACCATGCTGCCGGACTTCGACCTGGACTTCCCCAGCTCCCAGCGGGACAAGATCACCGGCTACGTGACGCACCGGTACGGGGCCCCGAACGTGGTCCGGGTCGGCACCAACATGCGCTACCGCAGCCGGTCCATCCTGAACAAGCTCTTCACGCTGAAGGCCAGCGAGCTGCCGCCGGAGTGCTTCGCCGACGCGGCCGAGGTCTCCTCGATCATCGACGAGGCCGAGTCGCACACCGCCGGGCTCGGCGTGCCGTGGGATGAGCTGCTGGAGACCAGCACCGAGCTGGAGCCCTACATCGCCCGGTACCGCGCGGTCTTCGACACGGCGGGCCGCCTGGTCAACCGGGTGCACGCCTACGGCAAGCACCCGGCCGGCCTGGTCGTCTCGACCGGGGCCCCGCTGGCGGGCGCGATCCCGATGCGCACGGCCTCATCCGATGACCCGTCGCTGGTCAGCCAGTACGACTTCCGCGACATGGAGGCCCAGGGCCAGCTGAAGCTGGACTTCCTGACGCTGCGCACGCTGGATTCCATCCAGGGCGCGCTGGACCGGATCGAGGAGCGCACCGGGGTCCGCCCGGACCCGACGACCTGGCGCGAGGAGTACCAGGACCCGCAGGTCTGGGAGGAGATCGGCACCGGCCACACGCTGGGCATGTTCCAGGTCGAGACCAGCCTCGGGCAGCAGACCTGCCGCCGGATGAAGCCGAAGGGGATGGCCGAGCTGGCCGACCTGACCACCCTGGTCCGCCCTGGCCCGCGCAACTCCGGCATGGCCGAGTCCTACCTGCGGCGGCGCAGGGGCAAGGAGCCGGTCAGCTACCCGCACGAGCGGCTGCGGGAGCAGCTAGCCAGGCGGTTCGGGGTCATGCTCTACCAGGAGGACATCCTGCTCGCCTGCACGCTGCTGGCCGGGTACGACGACGCCGAGGCCGATGCCGTCCGGAAGGTCCTCGGCAAGAAGCTCACCGACAAGATACAGGCGGCCGGGGCCAAGTTCCAGGACCGGTGTGAGGCGAACGGGCTCAGTCGTGCCGATGCAGCGGCCCTGTGGGCCACGATGGCCGAGTTCGGGAAGTACGCGTTCAACTTGGCCCATGCCTACTCCTACTCGCTGCTGGCCTACTGGACGGGCTGGCTCAAGGTCCATTATCCGGTCGAGGCGCTGGCCTCGATCTGCTCGACGCTGGATGACAAGGACAGGATCGCCGACTTCGTGATCGAGGCACGGCGGCTCGGCGTGTCCGTGCTCGGTCCCGATGTAAACCGGCATTCACGGGGGTTCGCCACCGAGGGGATCTCCATCCGGTACGGCCTGGACGCCATCAAGGGCCTCGGCCCGGCCGCCATGTCCCACCTGATCATGAGCCACCCGTACGAGTCGTGGAAGGACTTCACGGCGCGCTCGGGAGTCAACCAGGGCATCGTCTACGCGCTGGCCCGCGCGGGCGCCCTGGACAGCCTGGTGCCCTCCCGCCGGGCCCTGGTGGAGTACCTGGACTCCGAGCGCAGCGGCGACCTGACCCGGTGCGTGCACAAGGACGAGGCGTTTGACGGACCCCGGCACCTGCCCTGCCATTTCGACTGGGACTCCGAGCCGGTGCCCGTCCGGATCGGCAAGCGGGGCCAGGAGCTGAAGTCCGAGCGCAAGCCGCCCCCGGCCCGGTGCACCCGGGGCTGCCGGAACTACACCCCGCCGGGCCCGTCGCCTATGGACGGCATGCGGGTCTACTCCCCCGGCGAGCTGTGGCACCAGGAGCACGAGATCTTCGGCACCTGGCTGTCGCCGGACCTGTTCCAGATCCTGGACAAGGTGACTCCGGACGGCCGGGCGCTGGCCCGGGAGATCGCCGGCAACTGGGCCAGCCTGCCGCCGGGTTCCTACCTGCTGCCCGGGGTGGTCGCCCGGCGCAAGCTCGCGCACACCCGGACGGGCCGCCCGATGATCTGGCTAACGCTCGCGACGGAATCAAGCTATATTGATATCGCTGTGTTCTCGCCGCGAGGGGAGGACGAGCCCGACCTGCTGACGGCCATGCGGTTCCTGCACGACGGGACGCTGGTCGTGGCGACCGCCGACCGGTCCCGCTACAAGCAGGACGGGATCTGGAAGATGTCGAGCCGGCTGCAGGCGATCAGGAGACTCGGATGAGCGCGCACGACAAGAAGGCGCCGGTCCACGGCGACTTCTGCGGGACGCACCTGCGGTTCGTGCTGGCCTGCTCCGACGACCAGATCGCCGGCGCGCTGTCCCGGCTGCCCGACTACGACCTGGGTCGGCTGCGGCGCATCGCACGCGGCCCGCTGAAGGGCGTGAGCGACCTGCCCGAGCGGAAGGAGGCCGGGTGATGGCGGTCTACGAGCTTGCCGGGGGCTGCTGGTTCGAGAAGATCAGCCGCGCCTGGCTGGTCCTGGTCCGGGCCGAGTGCGCCTGCGGGCACCGGACCCGGCCGCATGTGACCCTCGACGGCGCCGCCAACGCGCTGATCCGGCATCAGGTGGCGACCGGGACGCTTGTGGGCGGCGAGCCATGAGGGAGATCATCTACCTGGTCGTCAGCCGCCAGAGGGTCGAGCGGATGACCAAGAACCTGCCGCAGCTCAGCCGGGGCGAGATCCCGGTCAAGCTGATCCTCGAAGTGGCCCCCGGCGCGTTCCGCGAGCCGGTGATCGAGCGCCACGTCGTGGTCGATGACTGGCGCGACGGCATCGACCTCGCTGATGTCAACTTCACCGAGACGTTCATCACTGAGGCCGAGGCCGCGATCATCCGGCAGCGCCGCCTCGACAAGATGGCCGAGCTGCTGGCCGAGCATGGGTGGAAGGTCGATCGCCCGGTCGAGGAGAGCGATGCCGCCCCGGCCGAGTGAGCTGGACAAGTTCCGGGAGGGCCTGGGCAAGACCTACGGCGACCGGCTGGCGCCCAAGCGCGAGGAGCCGGCCCCGTACCGGGTGCTCCCCACCGGCAGCCTGACCCTGGACTGGGCGCTGCGCCTGGGCGGCTGGATCGAGGGCCGGGTGCACGAGGCGGTCGGCCCGCCGGACTCGGCCAAGACCACGCTGGTGATCAACGGCATGGCGCGGGCCATCGCGAAGTACCCCCGCAAGGGCATCGGCTACATCGACATGGAGGGCACGTTCGACGACGCCTGGGCCGCCGCGAACGGCCTGGACCTGTCCTACGTCGAGCACCTGTACGCCGACTTCAGCGAGCAGGCCTCCGACCAGGCCCGCAAGCTGTGCCGGTCGGGCCTGTACTCGATGGTCGTGGTCGACTCGATCGGCGCGATGGAATCGGTCAAGGCGCTGGAGAAGGACGCCGTGGACACGCTGCCGGGCCGCAACGCCCAGGTGGTCACCCGGATGTGCAAGCACCTGGCCTCGCTGACCCGGCAGACCGGGACGACCGTGATCCTGGTCAACCAGCTGCGGGCCCAGATCGGCTCGATGGGCGCTGATGTCAGCGCCGGGCCGAAGGAGATGCAGCACGCCACCACGACCCGGGTGCAGATGACCGGCGGGCGCCAGGAGCCGGTGAAGATGCAGTTCTACCCCGGCGAGGATCCCGAGATCGTCAGCCGCCAGTTCCGCGCCAGGGTCACCCGGTCCAAGGCCATCGCGCCCGGCCGGATCGGCGAGTTCTGGGTGAACAACAGGCTCACCCCCGAGTACGGGCCGCCGGGCATCAACATGATCGATGAGTACATCTCGGTCGGTGTCCGCCTCGGCGTGATCATCCAGGGCGGCGGCGGCATGTACGAGCTGCCCGGCGGGATGAAGGCCAAGGGCCGGGGCAAGGTCATCGAGCTGCTGCGCGGTCACGCAGAGCTGCGCGCAGCCGTCCGCGAGAACATCTTCAACCTGGAGGAACACCCGGCATGAGAACTACGCTGTTCGAGTCCGTCGCCGACCCGATGCTGCCGCACAACTGGGGCGCGTACATGGTCGCCGTCCCCGATGGCCAGGAGCTGTCCTGGCACTCGCACGTCGCCCCGTCCATCCTCACGCTGTTCGAGCAGCTCGGGCACGAGCCGGGCAGCGCCTGGGTGATGGACCTGCTGACCGGCGAGGGCGCCTGGTTCACCATGCAGGGCGACGCCCGCGCCGAGCTGGAGGAGCACCGGATCCACGCCTCGGCGTCGTTCGAGGGCTTCCTGGAGTGGCTGTACCTGCAGGACCTGGACAAGCTGTGGCAGCTGCCGCACGTGATCAAGGTGGCCGACACCACGTTCTCGATCAACAGCTACCGGCGGCTGGGCCCGCATCCGGTCAGCTTCACCCTGAAGAAGGGCGACGTGATCGCCATCCGGTGGGGCGGCAAGCTGCACCACGTGACCTGCGAGTCGGTCGGCGAGGACGGCGCGGTGATCCGCAGCCTGACCCCGGGCGAGCGGCTGGAGCTGCACCTGGCGGGCGGCCCGGACGACCAGGAGGACGCCGGCGACCAGGACCCGGCCCCCGGCGACGACGAAGACGAGGACTCCCGGGTGAGCGAGACCTCGGTGCTCCGGCTGGTGCGCCTGGAGGACGATATGACCACGATCATCCCGGCGGTGACCGACAGCACCGACGAGCTGCCGTGATCCTGCAGTCCTGTGACACCTGCGGCAGCGCCGTGCTGGTCAAGGTCTACCGGGACAAGGCCACGAACGCGAGCTTCCGGGGCTGCTGGCGCAGCAGGCACCGCCGGATGGCCAGGACCGCGCTGGCCCGGCGGGTCGCCCAGCTCAATGTGCGCCTGCGCTAGGTACTTTGTCAGAGGCTGCCTTCATACTGGTGATACATCCTGTCGGGAGGAACGATGGCACCAGACCGGAACAAGATGGCTGACCTGCATGAGCAGTTCCTGGCGGAGCTGACCGGCGGCCGGAGATCGCGGGGCTCGGGATCGACCTGGCAGGATCCCGCTGACGGGCGGAACAACCGGCTGGTTACCGAGTTCGCGTTTGCCGTCGAGGGCAAGTCGACGACCACCGGCTCGATCACTCCGACCCTGGGCATGCTGGCCAAGCTCCGCGAGCAGGCTGGCGGCGAGCGCCCCCTGCTGGGCCTGCGCTGGTACGCCACCGAGGACCTGGAGCAGGTCGCCGAGGACTGGATCGCCATTCCGGCGGCCGACTTCGACGAGCTGCTGCTCGCCGCCCGCGCACAGGCAGCGGCCGAGGCGCCGACCGTCGCGACCCCGGTCCCCGGGCCGCCGCCCGCGCCGCTGCTGCACGGCGGGTACCCGGAGGGCCTGCCGGTCCCGCCGCCCGAGATGTGGCCGTGTTTCGTGATCAACGGGGCGCATTCGACGGAGGAGCCGGTCAGGATGGTTACGACCGGCTACTCGATTGACGGTGACGGCCGGGTCGGCACGTTCCCGGTTACCACGGTCCGGATCGAGAAGGACATCGCGGCCCAGGACCGGCTGATGGTCAACGACCTGGTGGTCCGCCGGGGCATGCTGATTATCGACGGCGTGGTGCGGACGACGGTCGGCGCCCCTCGCTGATGCCGACGTTCGACCACATCACGAAGTACGCGGCGGCCGGGTGCCTGGTCAAGCCGCTGCTGGTCCAGTTCATCACCTCCGGTGAGATCTTCAAGCTCACGATCCGGACGGCCAAGCCCCAGGACCGGCCCCCGGATGACTGGTTCCACGCCAGCGCCCACCCGGGGATGACCACCAACCAGCTGGTCACCTACCTGACCATGGCGCCGCCGGAGAAGGCCGAGGACATGGGCTACATCGGCCGGATGAGCACCATGTTCGGCACGATCTACGGCGAGGTGATCCGGCAGGCGCTGGTCCAGCTGCAGATCATGGTGCCGGTGCGCGAGGGCACCTGCCCGGCATGCGGCTACCCGCAGCCCCGGCACTGCCGCGAGCACGGCGCCGTCCACGTGCCGACCCGCTCGCGCGGCCACCTGGACGGCATCGTGTGCTTCGACTTCGCGGCCTCGGCCGCTTCCACCCTGCAGAGCAGCCAGATCTGGGGCTACGAGGGCAAGACGATCAAGAACGTGCTGCTGAACAAGGCCCCGGACATGGACGAGGAGTTCTTCCGGACCCGCTGGCCGGCCTACTGGTGGCAGGTGCAGGAGTACATGCGGCTGACCGGGCTGGCCAAGTTCATCGTGCTGTTCATCGGCCTGGGCAACCCGTGGGAGCTGCGCGAGTACCACGTGATGGCCGACCCGGCGGCGGCGTACGAGATCGAGACGAAGTACACCGCCGCGCTGCGCCGGGCGGGGATGGTCCCGTGAAACAGGCTGTCCTGCTCGTGCGCCTCACGATGCCGCCCGGCATGGACCCGAGGCAGGTCGCCCTGGAGGTCATGCACTCCATCTCGTTCGGGTCGCCTCTCGTGGAGTTCCTGTACGCCGAGGAGCTGCGGCTTGAAGACGACGCTGTGGGATGAGCTGCGCGGCCAGCTGGCGGCCAGCCAGCTAGCATCCCGCCCGGCACCCTGGACGGCGCCGCAGCTGGCCGACTTCCGGGCGCTGCGGGTAATCGCCTTCGACCCGTCGCTGACCTCGACCGGATGGGTGTTCCTGCGGGTGCGCGGCTGGACCCCGCGCGACCGGCTCGTGGTGGCCGCCAAGGGCACGCTGCGGGTCCGGACCGAGCTGACCGGGTACCTGGGCACGTACGACAAGGCGTCCCGGATGAGGGCGCTGATCCAGGAGGTGATCTGGCGGGAGCAGGATCTCCGGTTCCCGGCGGCCATCGCCTGGGAGGCCCCGGCGGTGCGCGGCCACCGGCTGGAGTCCTCGCTGATCGCCGGGCTCTGCGTGTACGAGGCGTGCGGCGGAGCCGGGTCGGCGATCAGCGCCAACCACGCGTCCTGGCGCCTGACCGGCAGCCCGGCCCACGATAAGCGCGAGATCGCGGCGGCGGTGGCCCGGTACCTGCCGGAGACGGCGGGCCGGACCTGGAACGAGCACGAGCGGGACGCGCTGGCCATCGCGCTGACGGTCTCGCTGGACGCGCCGGAGCGCTGGATCGATGGCGAAGAGGATGAATCTATCTAGGAACCTTGATATCATGTCCGGAGGAAGGAAGGTGAGTCACTCCGGATCAAGACTCCGGCCGGCCCGCGTGATCGCTCACGCCTGGCCGGCCGGGCTCCGCAGAACTATCTCACCTGGATGGGAGGAGATTACCATGGCGCTCTCGCAGGCCCTCAACGACAGGCGGGCCCGGAAGGCCTCGGCCGCTGACCGTGAGCTGGCCCTGCTGATCCTGGTCATGCCGCAGCTGCTCGCGCAGACGACCCCGCTGCAGCGGCAGGTGATCATCAAGCGCGCCGACATGCAGGGCGCCAGCTGGCCCGAGGTGGCCGCCGCGCTGGGCATGAGCCGCGCGCAGGCCTGGGGCCTGTTCAAGCGTGCCGTTGCCAGGCTGCCGGACACGACCCCGGAGCCGGACCAGGTGATGAACCCCGGGCTGTGGGAGATGGCGATCTGATGGGCAGCCCTACGCGGGGTGCCTGGGTATGCCGTCACGGCGTCGATGGCCGTGACCCGTGCCCGGAATGCTACGGGGAGCCGGCCGAGAACTGGATCATCCGGTCGCTGCGCGCCATGTACCAGGGCGAGCCCGGCTACGACGAGGCTGCCGCCCTGGCGCGGTTCCACGCGGGCGTCGAGCGGATGGAGACCGATCCGGAGTACGCCGCGTACATCCGCCGGCTGGCCGAGGAGGCCGACATGGACTGGGCCGCGCTGGGCGGCACTGAGTGCTCCGGGCTCACGGCCGACCCGGACGGCCCGGAGCCGGCGCCGTGAGGGACGGCTGGACCGGGGAGGAGCCGGATGACGGCGGCACGTACGCCGCCGATCTCCTCGACCCCGGGACCGGCAAGGTCCGGCTGCTGTCGGAGCAGTGCTCGACGTGCGTGGGCCGTCCCGGCAACCTGATGCACCTGCGCGAGGGCCGCCTGAAGGACCTGATCGCCCAGAACACCGGGCCGCACTGCATCGGCCTGGTCTGCCACCAAACGCTGAGCTACGGTGATCACCCGGAGCACGGCAATGCGCTGTGCCGCTGGTTCCACGACATCTACGGCCCGCTGGCCGGCGGGGCCCGCGTGCTCGGCCGCCTGACCGGCTTCATGGAGGTACCCCCGCCGCAGGAGGACGGTCATGACGGAGCAGCAGGACAAGGCGGGCAGGCAGCTTACCCGGATCCGGAAGGAAGCCGACCAGCTGCCCGGCGGGCCCGACGAGGACCCGCTCGCTCCTGACCTCCCGCCCGACCGGACCCGGCAGTTCAGCCACGTCAACTTCCAGCGGATGCGGACGGACTGGCCCAAGGAAGACAAGATCAAGATCCAGGAGATCACGCGGCTGGCCGATCAGGTGCTGGCCGCCCGGTTCGCCGACGCCTGGTGGCTGCTGGAGCGGCTGTACCGGGTCGTCCGCGAGCCGAGGACCACCACGGACGGCGTGATCATCAAGGACCTGGCCGGGCACATCCAGTGGAAGCGCAACGCCGAGGGCTTCTACATCGAGGACTGGTCCCGGCTGGGTGATGCCGAGCGCAGCGACTTCCTGCACGAGCTGGTCATCCACATGGTCGAGTGGGGGCAGCAGGCCGCCACCATGTGGGGCTCGGCGATGTTCGCCAAGGGGATCTGGGAGGAGGCCTTCGCCTACGGCTACACCACCCCGCGCGGCAAGCTCACCATCGACGACCGGACCCAGCAGGGCCACCTGGCCAGCATCGAGGAGCGGTATTTCGCCATCTTCCAGTCCATCTTGTCCCGCCGGGGCGACGCGCTGCTGTACAGCATGCGGCGGCTGGAGACGATGCTGATGAAGGACGACCGCTGATGGATGTCACCGTCACCGAGGACGGCGACAGCCGCCTGCTGGAGCTGCGGGAGCACCCGGCGCTGTACCGGATCGGCGGCCTGTCCGAGCATGCGCTGCGCGACATCGAGTTCGAGCTGGCCCGGCGCCGGGCGATGGGCCGTGTGTGCCCGGTCACGGACGGCGAGCACACCTGCTCCCTGGCCCCCGGCCACGGCGAGGCGTGGCACCTGTGCCGGGGCTGCACGAGACGGTGGCCCAAAAAGATTACGGAACCTTAGGAGCGCTTCCGGGCGCACCCGCCGGAGCTGTACCCATCCTTCTGAGGCGTGCTTTACTGACGCCTATAAATGCTGGTAGAGCCGGAGGGAACAGTGCGTTGCTCGAACCGCAGGTCCTGGGTGAGCTGATACGGCACCTGCAGGCATTTCAGTCCCTGCACGAGGCTGAGGGCATCGACACCCTGATCGGGCCGGACGGCGACCTCTACTGCCTGGCCGACCTGATGCGCCTGTACGAGCTGAGCCGGCACCTGGACCCGCTGCAGGCCGTCGCGATCGCCTGCCTCTACGCGGACATGCCGGACGCCGACGCCGCGCGCCTGATGCGCACGGACGGGTCGCGGCAGGTCTCCGAGTACGCCCTGGACGGGCTGCAGCGGCTCTGCATCATCTTTGAGAGCCCGGCGGGAGGGGCGCGTTATGACCGAGGACAGCCTGGCATCGGGTATGGCCCTGCCGCAGGTGCGGACGCGGCTGCGGAACGGGGTCTGCCGGCCGCTGGAGGACTATGCGGACGAGCTGATCCGGCTGTCGCTGCAGGGCGTGACCTCGCGCTCTGCCAAGTCTGACATCCTGACCCCGTGGAAGGAGGAGGACCGCGCCAAGCGCGAGATCCTCACCTCGACCGGCTTCGCCGACCCGGCCGTCCGCAAGGGCATGTTCCGGCGGGCCTGGAACTCCCGGCACAGCCACCTGAACTCCCGCGACGGCGCCTTCCCCGCGCGGCGGATCCCGGACTCCCCCGACTTCGCCTCGGCGGACGGCGACTACGGCGATGACTGAGCCGCAGCGCCGGGTCCGGGTCCGCGTCGGCAACCGCGAGTACGACAAGCCGTACGACCCGGACTGCCCGGCCTGCACCAGCCCGATGATGCTCCAGCTGGACCTGCTGCTGTCCTACGCCTGGAGCCACGAGCGGATCCTGGGCCACCTGCGGGCCATGCACCTGCCCGGCCTGGCCGCGCTCACCGGGCAGGCGATGGACGCCCACGTGGATCACCTGGCGCCGCCGCACGCCGACGCCCGGCGCTCCCTGGAGGCCGACCGGGCCGCCCGGGGCGAGACGGGCGAGACCCAGGTGACGCTGCCGGACATGGCCCGGCTGACCATGCAGCGGGCCTGGGAGGCGATGCAGGACGGCGACAACAGCCTGGTCCGCGATGCGGTCGCGCTGCTGCGGCTGCAGCGGGACCTCGCGAAGGACGAGCAGGCCCAGGCGGCGGCCGGGAGCGTCGAGCAGTGGCAGGCGGCCGTCCGCGAGCTGCTCTGGATCGCCCGCAAGCACCTCGGCCCGAACTGGGCGGCGTTCCTGGCCGACCTGCGGACCTCGGAAGCATTGCGATCCATTTCGCCAGCCCGGGAGGAGGACGCAGACGGTGACGATCCCGAGGCCGCCGATCGAGCTGTACGATCACGAGGTTGACGCGATCCAGCGGGTCTGGGATGCGCTGCGGGACCGGCACCAGAAGGCCACCCGCAACTACGACGACGTGGAGCGCGAGATCACCGGCCGGTTCGCCGACGCCGGCTTCGTGGTGCACGTGAACTGGTACCGGTACGAGGTCGACGGCGTGATGATCGAGGGCGCCGCGATGCCCGAGGTGACCGTCGTGGGCCGCTGCGATCCCAAGCACGAGTTCGACCACGACCGGCAGGTGCACGAGGTCACCGCCAATATCCTGGGCATCCCCGGCCAGGAGGGCGTCATCAGGACCGACGACGGCGGCGTCTTCCGGCAGTTCCGGGAGGGCGGGAACGGCCACGGCCATCAGCACTGATCTCGTCCCCGTCTTCGACGCGATCCTGGGCTACGCCGAGGAGGTCGACGGGCCCGTCCTGCCGGACCCCATCACCTTCGTCATCGGCGAGCAGTGGCTGGACCGGCCCAACCTGTACCCGCGCCAGGCCACCCTGCTGAAGATCATCTTCCTGCGCGACGACCTGTTCACCGCCTACGACCACGACGTGATCGCGGAGTGGATCGCCGAGTTCCACGCGACCAACCCGAACGCCGGGCCGGAGAACAAGTTCGAGGCGCACACCAACGGCATCCAGCCCGATATCTACGAGCGGATCGCCTGGTGCAAGGAGCGCGGCTACCGGTGGTTCAAGGAAGTCCTGATGGCGGTCGGCCGCCGGGGCTCCAAGGGCTACGTCTGCAGCCTCGCCATGAGCTACGTGCTGTGGTCCTACCTGTGCCGGGGCAACCCGCAGGACTACTACGGCGTCGACCGCGACAAGCAGCTCGCGGTGATGATCTTCGCGGGCAAGAAGGACCAGGCCAAGGCCAACCTGTGGGGCGACCTGCACAACGCCATCGTCGGCGCGCCCTGCTACGCCCCGTACATCTCCGAGACCGGCGCCGAGCACCTGACCGTGTTCGCGCCCTACGACGAGCAGCGGATGGCCAAGCTGGCCGAGCGCGGCATCCGCTCGACCCGGGACATGGCCAGCTTCGGCATCTACCCGCGCGAGTCCACGCTGCTGTCCGGCCGGGGCCCGGCCGCCTGCATCCTCGGCTTCGACGAGGCCGCGCACGTCAAGAACGCGGGCACGACCCGCCAGTTCGGCGACGTGTACGGCGCGGCGGGCCCCGCCCTGGACCAGTTCGGCCGCGACGCCTTCATCTGCATCCCGTCCTCGACCTGGGAGATGACCGGCAAGTTCTACGAGCTGTGGGAGAACGCGCTGGAGCGCGAGGCCGACGACTCCGGCGAGATGTTCGGCATCTACCCGAACAAGCTGATGATCCAGCTGGCCAGCTGGGATCCGTACAAGGACTGGGAGGCCGCGTCCGAGCTGCCGCTGTTCCCCGAGGGCTTCGCCGGCGACCTGGGCGAGTACATCGCCGTCCCGGCGCCCCGGCTGCAGCCGCTGAAGGGCGCCATCCAGGTCTACGACGACGAGATGGCCCGGGAGGAGCGCGCCAACCCGGACACGTTCGCCGTCGAGCGCCGGTCCTACTGGGCGACCGCGATGGACGCCTACCTGCACCCGGGCAAGGTCGACGACATGTTCCGGCCGTGGCTGGAGCGGCCCGAGGCGCTCGGCCGCCCGGAGCTGACCATGCAGGCGCGCGGCCCGCTGACGATCGCCTACCGGGCGCACGGCGACCCGTCCGATGTCAACGCCCGGTTCGGCTTCGCCATGGCGCACACCGAGCCCGGCCCGGACGGGATGCTGCACGCGGTCTTCGACCTGATCCACTACTGGGATCCGGCTGATTACGAGGACCACTTCATCGACTACGACGAGGTGATCGACTGGATCTACGCCCGGGTGGTGCACCCGTTCTGCCCCGAGGAGCTGACCTTCGACCAGTTCAACGTGCCCGCCACGGTCAAGCGGCTGCAGAAGATGGTCCGCCTCGGCCGGCTGCCCAAGCGGGTGCAGGTCTACGAGCGGCCCGCCACCGGGCCGCTGAACTGGGCCACGTACGAGACGTTCAAGGCCGCGCTGAACATGGGCTTCGTGCACGCCCCGGTGCACCCCGAGGCCAGCGACGAGCTGAAGTTCGTGCGCAAGCCCGAGGGCCAGGCCAAGGTGCTGCCGCCGGACTCGGGCCCGGTGACCACCAAGGACATCGCCGACTGCATCGCGATCGTCACCGCCGAGCTGCTCGGCGAGCAGATGGCCGTGTTCATCGGCCAGGCCCTGGGCAGCCAGCGCCCGGCCGGCTCGATGCACCCGGCGCAGACCGACCCGATGTCCCGGTTCGACCCGATGAACGTGATGCCGAACCCCTACGCAGGTTCCCTAGGCGGCCAGGCGATGTCGCGCGGGCTGCACCCCGGCGCGGCCCGGATCCGGTTCCCCGGCAGCCGCCAGCAGTCACAGATGATGCCCCGGGGGCGCTCGATGCGCCGGGGGCGCTCGTAGCATCACGGTCCGGTAAGGAATAGCCCGAGCTGGGTTGATGCTAAGATTAATAGGGAATCCATGAATTGTATTCAATCGACCGGTACAGATCTATCCCGTGAGAGGAGGGTGACCATGCCAGGCCGAGTCATCTGCGTGAACTGCAGGCATCCGCGTCCGCTGCACAAGAACGGGACCAGCTCCTGCAAGGCTCGCGGATGCCACGCGGGACCGAACGAGACACCGTGCCCCGGCTTCGTGGCCGACACTGCCTCCCAGGTCCCGATGACCCGGTTCCAGTCCGCTGATCCCGACGTGCTGCCTGCCGCTGTCGGCCAGTAGCACCAGGCTCTGAGCGCTCCGCCCGGAAGCCTTGAGGAGGCTGCCGTGGCTGACATCCTGGAGCACTTCGCCGCTGCCCGGCCGGGCCGGGGCGAGGAGCCCTGCAGCTGCTGCCGCGCCACGGGCGAGCACGAGGACCGCAGCGAGTGCGACCGCTGCGACGGCTCCGGCGCGATGCACCGGGGCGACGACGCGGCTATGCCGTGGTGCCCCGGGCGCGAGAACGATCAGCCGAACCCGCCGAAGCGCCGCCACTGGCGCCAGGCCGTGCTGCCCGGCGGCGACCTCAGCCACCTGCACGACCCGGAGCGCCCGGTGGAGTGGGTGCGCACCGACGCGCTGATGAAGCACCGCGAGTGGCATCACGGCCCCGGCTGGTCGCGCAGCCCCGAAGGCCAGGAAATGGCTCCCCGGCATACCCCGCAGGAGTGGGACGACATGGCCGGCGATGTCGCGGCGCACGGCATCCGCGAGCCGATCCACCTGACCTGGGATCCGAAGTCCAATTACGCCTACGTCACCGAGGGCAACAGCCGCCTGGCCTGGGCGGCGCAGGCCGGGCACGAGGCGGTGCCGGTCACCGGCCACCGGCACAGCTGGATCCCGGCCCGGCGCAAGTACAAGCTGCCCGGCCCGTCGAAGGGCCCGGAGATCTACGAGCGGCACAGCAGGCACATCCCGGCGGCGTTGCGGCCCTCGGAGTTCCTGCCGGAGAGCTACATGTGGAAGCCGCCGCCGATGGAGCACGAGGCCGGGGTCGAGGACTACGGCATCGGCCACCGGCCGATGCAGCATGGTGCCCCGATCCACGACCTGGCCGGTGACGCCCCGGACGCCGACTTCGACCAGACTTCGTACCTGCCCGGGGACTACCTGACGCACCGGCAGTACTACACCGACTCGCCGACCGAAGGCGTCCGCGATGATGCCGAGGCAATCGCCCAGATGCGCAAGGTGCGGGGCAAGCCGGATACCCCGGTGCGCATCTACCGGGCCACCCATCATTCGGCCCCGCACGAGATCAATACGGGCGACTGGGTGACTCTCTCCCGGGCCTACGCGCTCAAGCACGCCTACGCCGAGTCCGGCAGTGACGACCCCCAGGCCCGGTACGTGGTGCACCACGCCCTGGTGCCAGCGAGGCACGTCCGGGACGCCGGGTCGGGCGGCTACCGCGAGCAGGGCTACTGGGGCCCTCCTGTGGCCTGCTGCGGCCACCAGAAGCAGGCTGCCGGCTACCGCCGCATGCCGCTGGAGGACATCCTGAACTTGCGCTCGGGTGATTACGGCGGCCGGGTCGGGGACCACCTGGACGACATCCGCGAGAAGCTGGACAACGACGAGGACGGCGGCGATGAGCTGCGCCGCCGGATGGGCCTGGGCATACAGCCCGGGGACCTGGTGGTCAACCGGGGCCGTCTGGATGACGGGCACCGCCGGGTTCTGGTCGCCCACGAGCTGGGCTGGGACGCGATGGCGGTGCGCTCCGGGACGTGGACTCCCCGGCGCCTGACGGAAGAATCCAGCAGGAAGCAGGCGGCTGTCACCCTGCGCATGTACGCCTGGGGGCCTGGCGGCGCGCACACCGCTGCGGACATGTACCACGGCAGCGACAACCCCGAGCCGTTCGAGCGCTTCGACTTCAGCAAGCGGAGCCTGAAGCACCAGGACGAGGAGGAGTACGCCCGCAGCATCGGCGAGGAATCGCCCGAGACCCGCTGGTGGAACTCGCGGCTGGGCTCCCACTTCACCAGCGAGCACCCGATGGCGGCCGAGGCGGCCCGCGCCCATGGCGACGGTCACGTCTACCACGTCGATGTCCGCATGCAGCACCCGAAGGACTATGCCTCCGAGCACGACCTGGCGCGCGAAGGCTTCCAGTGGGCGCGCGGCCACGGCTACAGGGGCCTGATCAGCTACCACGAGAACGGCGAGTCCGACGCCCTGCAGCAGCACCCGCAGAGCCAGCAGATCGCCGAGGGCTTCCGGCGCCACCTGCAGTCGCAGGGCCACGACGGGATCACCTACGGGAACGAGTACGAGCAGCCGATCGGCCACAGGTGCGCCATCATCTTCCACCCGGACCAGGCCCGCATCACCAGCACCCACGGCGCCTACAAGCCGTGCAGCGAGACCAGGGAGTGCCCGGAATGCGGGCACCTTGTCTCAAAGGGCGAGACAGGCTGCGAGAACTGCGGCCATGAATGGGGGCAGCAGCACCAGGCCGTGCTGGCAGAGCACCCCGAGTACGGCCCTGAGCCCGAGTACAAATTCGCGCCCCGGGACTGGCCGGACGAGAAGCGGGACGCGCACAACGAGCGCATGTTCGAGACGCGCCGGCGGTGGAAGGCGCACATCCAGCGCGGCCTGTCCCTCGGCCACCTGACCGGGGAGCAGGCCAAGGCGCACGGCTACTACGCCAGCGGCCACGCTACCGACAACTACGGCCACTCCACCTGGCAGCCGCTGCCGCGCGAGATGTACCACGCCACCACTGACCTGCCCTCGGTGCGCGAGCACGGGTTGAAGACCCGCGAGGAGCTGAGCCAGATACGCGGCGGGCACGGCCTGGGCGGCGGTGAGGACGACACCATCTCCGTCACCACGGACCACCAGCTGGGCCGGGGCATCCTGCGCTCCCTGCACGAGTTCCACGGCGTGGTCAACGGCAAGTACACCCCGAGGCAGATGTGGGAGGACGCGAAGGCGGGCAAGGGCGCCAGCCGCCCGTTCCACGAGGACATCGCGCATTACTGGGACAGCAAGTGGAAGGACGGCGACGAGCTGCCCCGGGGGCTGCACAACACGATCCACGCCGTCCAGCGCGACAACACGATGGGCTCCAGCCAGGAGATGATCGACAAGGCCCGGGGCCCCGGCTGGCGCCCGGCCCGTGACGACGAGGGCTGGATGAGCGGGCACAAGCCGCCGCAGAAGATGCACGCCTGGTGGGAGAAGGAGATGGACCCGGACCAGCGCCGGGAGAACGCGGCCGACTTCTACAAGCACTTCGCGGCGCACCGGGAGCACGCCGGCGGCGCCGAGGACCCGATGTTCTTCGCCACCGACACCAGGGCCTTCGCGGCCAAGGACCCGTCGAGGTTCGCGCTGCTGCACGTCCGGCCCCGGCCCGGGGCCCAGGGCTATCCCCTGGGCGGCATGCGGGAGTGGCGCACCGGCACCGGGGACGCCCTGGAGGTGCACCACTACGAGCAGCTGCACGGCGGCCAGGTTCATACCGCCGTGTTCCGGCGCATCGGGTCGGCCCACGTTGGCTCCGTGCCCTGGTTCCGGATGGCCACCAACCCGGACGAGTACCGGATGCAGCACGAGGGACCGGACCCCGGCGAGGGCGAGGGGCTGCACGAGATCGGCTCGGGCAAGATCTGGCCGACCGATTTCCGCGAGCGCCCGTGGGAGTACCAGCTGGGCGCCACCGAGGAGTCCATGGACAAGGTGCACCGGTCCCGGGACTGGCCCTCCCGGAAGGTCTGGGCCTACCGGGCGCTGCCCTCGCCGCACCGCGAGATCAACACGGGCGACTGGGTATCGACCTCGGCCCGGTATGCCCGCTCCGAGGGGCGCACGAGCACCAACTCCGACGACGATTACCCGGTGGTCAAGTTCCAGGCCCGCGCCGAGCACCTGCGCAACGAGGGCAACTCCCTGGACGAGTGGTCGTACACGGGCCCCCGGGTGAATCGCGGCCTGGTCCATTTCAGCGGCGGGAAGAACCACCGGGGCAAGGGCCCGCGCGGCGGCCGGACCGACGCGATGTGCCATGAGCATGAGCCGGAGGAGATGTACTCGGCGTACGAGGCGCAGAACCGCGAGCGGCGCGAGAAGCGGCGCGCCGAGCGCGCGGAGCGCGAACGCACGGCCACTGCCATTCCGGCGGCCGAGCGCACCGATTCCGTCCGGCACATGCTCGATCACTACGCCCCGACCGACTTCGGTACCTGGGATGAGGTCCGTCACAACATCGTCTGGGAGCACCCCACGGTCCGCGCGTTCGTCGATGATGTACGTCAGAACGGCGTGAAGCGGCCCATCCCGGTCGACTACGAGTCCAGCCCGCCGCGCGTCATGAACGGCCACACGCGGCTGCTGGCGGCCGAGCGGGCGGGTCTCAGCGAGGTCCCCACCCGCCAGCACGAGGGCTGGATGGACCCGGACGACCCTGACCACCTCGGCAGAGGTCCCGATGACCCCGGTCATTGGACCAACAGGGACGAGTGGAATCAGCACGAGGCCGTCCTGCCGATGCCGGGCCTGCAGAACCCGCACACGGGCGGGAGCGAGTGGTTTCACGGCACGCAGGCGTCTCACGAGGAGCTGGGCAAGGGCTTCTACCATCCGGCCGACGTGCACCCGGGTGCCTACGAGATGCCCGAGTCCGAGGAGGGCGGCCACTGGAACGCGCTGCTCGGCACGCACTTCACCGCCGACCACGACATCGCCGAGGAGTTCGCCCGGGGCGAGCACTCCTCCGGCGCCAGCGAGCGCCACGGCTGGGACGACGAAGAGCCGCCCGAGGGCGTCGTGCACGCCCGGCTGGGGCTGAAGAACCCCAAGCACTACGACTCCGAGCACGACATGGACCACGAGGCCTACGAGCACGAGCACGCGGCCGGGAACCACCCTGACAGTCACATCTCCGGCCTCGGCAAGCACTATAGCGACGATGACGAGGGCGACGAGGACGACGAGCGGTACGAGGTCGAGGAGATGTGGCCGCATGCGCACCGGATCGCGCAGGACTACGGCCACGACAAGATCCCGGCCAGTACCTACGGGCATTTCCATACCCCGTTCGCGGGCCACCCGATGCGCACCGTCTGGCTGAACACCCACCCGGACAAGTGGGACATCGCCGACCGGTTCAAGAAGCGGCTGCAGGCCCAGGGCCACGATGGCGTCACCTACGGCAACGAGTACGAGAAGTCCCGGTACGGCAAGCTCGGCAACCGGTCGGCCATCGCGTTCGACCCGGGCCAGATCCAGATCACCCAGCACCACCTGGCCGGCGAGGACCACGAGCCCGAGCAGCCGCCTCGCACGGGCGCCAGGGCCCGGCGCAAGCCGCTCCAGCCGGATCAGGAGGAGTGCTGGAAGTGCGGCGTGCGGGCGGGTAAATCGGAGTTCACGCGCGCCAGCCCGTACGCCCCCGTGATGGGCCTGGCGATGGAGTGCGCCGACGCGGACGCCTGCCGCCAGCGCAGGGAGGAGGGCTCCCGCACGGCCGTCTTCACGCCCACCGAGCGCATCTTCGGCCCGACCTACGGCCTGGACCACCGGCTGTTCGACGAGTACGAGAAGCTCCGCCCGGCCGTCCGGGACGAGCTGATGAGCCGCCTGGGCACCGTCCTGGGCAACGCGCTGGGCCCGGACTGGCACCTGGTCACCACGGCCTGGCTGGCCGGCTCGCAGGCCTCGCGGTGGACCAGCCCGGACCTGACCGGCAACGGCGACCTGGATGTCCTGGTCGGCATCTCGCACAGTCACGCCCGGCTGGCGCACCCCGGCCTGGACAAGATGACGGATGAGGAGCTGGAGCACCGGCTCAACACCGTCCTGCGCGAGCGGTTCAACGCCCCCGGCTGGCACCCGCCGTTCGACCCGGACGGCACTTACGACCTGACCGGCTACGTCATCCACACCGCTGACATCCGCGCCATCAAGCCGTACGCCGCCTACAACCTGTCCGACGACACCTGGACGGTCGAGCCGCCGGACCTGCCGCAGTGGTCGGCTGAGCAGTTCCCGCAGGGCCCGGCGCTGATGCAGCAGGCCCGCGCGCTGATCGCCGAGGTGCGCGCCATCCTGCGGCTGCCCGAGCCGTTCCGCCGGCAGGAGGCCAGCCGGATCTGGCGCTACATCCACGAGGGCCGGGCCGAGTCGTTCGGCCCCGGCGGGATGGGCTGGCAGGGCACCGGCAACGTCCTGGAGAAGGCCCTCGACCAGGCCAGCGGCGCCCTGGTCGGCAAGCTCAAGCAGGTGATCTACGGGCCGGGCGACGGCCACCCGCAGGCACTTGCCCAGGGCATGACCACGGCTGACGCGGGGGCTTCTCATGCCTGACCTGATGGCGCACTTCGGCGCCCGGCCTGACTGCATCCACTGCGGCGAGCCGCTCGACGACGAGGACATCGAGAACGAGGCCAGCTCGCACGAGGAATGCGAGCAGATGCGCGAGTGCCCGGTGCACGGGTACCACGATGACCCGATCGAGGCCGAGCAGCACCGGGACACCTACACCGACTGGAGCGTGCACCTGCCGTTCCAGCACGGCATGCACCGTGGCTTCCCCAGGGAGCTGCCCGGTGATGTCCACCAGGTTGTCCACGATCAATCCCGCCCGGTGGCCGAGCGGGCTCATGCTCTGCGGAGCTACCTGCACCGGGAGGGATTCCACGGCGGCACCCAGGAGGACATCCCCTGGGGCTCGGACACCGAGGGCCACCTGGGCGTGCACTGGACGCCCAGCGAGGAGGCGGGGAAGAGCTGGGGCTCCGAGGACTGGGATGAGGGCCCGGTCGGCGTGCACGGGCCCAAGCCCTCGGTCACTCACATCGTGCTGCACGCGCAGAGCCCGGAGCGTCACGAGATCGAGCACGACCCGGACAACCTCGAAGCCCGGCACATGTACGGCTTCGACCACCCGCGCTCGGAGCACGAGATCCCGCTGAAGTACGGCGCCCCGGTGCGGCTGACCGGGATCTCCTGGAAGCGCGGCGGCGAGCACGAGTGGACCCGGCATGACTTCGGGCAGCCCAGCCATCACCTGGCTGCTGACCTGCTGTCGCACTTCGCCGCCTGGGATCCGGCCGTTCCGCTGTATCACGGCAGCCTGGACAGATTCGAGCCGGGCACGGTACTCACCCCGGAGGGGCGCAATCCCGGGTACTCCATTCACGGCGGGGATTATGTCCACGCGACGACAAGCCCGGAGAATGCCCGGTACTTCGGCTCGATGCGCGATTTCAGCCCGCTGACTGATACCCCGGTCCATGTCCATAAGGTCGAGCCGGTCGGGGATATTGAGCCGTACGGCATGCCGGGTGAGGACGAGAGATTCGCGCACGGCAATTACCGCGCGAAGGCCTTCCGCGTGGTCGATTCCTACCAGGCGCCCGGCCATTACGCATCCCTGCTGGCGCACTTCAGCACCTGGCGCACGGCCGTGGCTGAGAGCGAGGCGTTCCCGAATCCCTATCACGGCACCGCCCGGTTCGGCGGCCGGCCGGAATGGAATCACACCTGGTTCCACGGCACCAAGGGCACGCCGGAGTTCGGCGAGCGCCGGGGCGACGCCGACCGCATGAAGCAGCAGCCCGGGGAGCGCGAGATGACCTCGGGCTGGCCGCAGCCCAACAAGCTCCTGGGCGTGCACCTCTCCCCGCTGCACGAGGTGGCGCACAAGTTCGTCGGCAGCGTCTCCTCCCAGCACGGGGCGCTGGTCCACGCCCGGCTGAACTTCCGCGACCCGGCGCACTATCCCACCGAGGACCACCTGAACCTGGCCGTCGCCCAGTGGGCCGACAAGCACTACCCGCACTGGCACGACGACAAGCTGAACCAGAGCCTGCAGTGGAGCTACTCCGACCGGGCCGGCACCCGCCGGGCCTGGCACGAGGAGCACCTGCCGGGCGGCGAGCCCAACCCGCACGGGCTGAGCGATGACGAGCTGGCCGAGCGCCAGTGGACCAACGAGGACCCGTCGCACCCCCGGTACTTCAAGCGGGTGGCCGGGCATGCCCAGCAGGTCCTGCAGTGGCACCCGCACCTGCCCGAGATCCTGGGCGGCTTCAACCAGCACCTGCGCGAGCAGGGGCACCGGGGCATCACCTACGGCAACGATGTCGAGGGGCCGTACGACACCGACCTCGGGCGTGGCGGCGAGGCCGCGATGCGGGCCATGCAGAAGACCACGGAATGGCCCATGAACAGCCCGAAGCACATCTCGGCGATCGCCCAGCCGGAGGACATCCAGACGACGCACGTCGAGCACATCGCCCCGTGGCGCGAGCAGCCGCAGCCGCACGAGCGCACCTGGGAGGATGCCAGTGACGGCGACGAGCCCGACGCGATGCGCGACCGGGTGCTGGCCTACCACCGCTTCCACGGCGGCGAGTACCCGCGCGAGCCCCGCGAGCCCCGCGAGGCTGCCCGCCAGGCCTCATCCGGTGGCGACGACTGGGATTACAGCGATGGCTACGTGACCTGCGACCAGGGCCACGAGCACTGGGGCCCGCACGGCGCCGCGTTCCTGCTGCTGCGGCACACCGACGACGAGGGCACGAAGCGCTACCTGCTGCAGAAGCGCACCTCGACCGGCGCCACCGACCACCCCGGAACCTGGGCGCTGCCCGGCGGCGCGCTGCACCGTGGCGAGGACTCCTACGCCGGGGCCCGGCGCGAGGCGGCCGAGGAGATGGGCCCGCTGCCCCGGGTCAAGCACCACCACACCGTGCACGACGACCACGGCGGCTGGTTCGCCGATACCCACGTCGCTGATGCCAGGGACAAGTTCCAGCCCAAGGGCGGCGGCTCGACCGGCTTCGAGGCCGAGGGCCATGCCTGGTTTAAGCAAGATGAGATCCAGGACCTGAAGGACGAGGGCGCACTGCATCCCGGCTTTGCAGCTTCGTGGGATAAAGTCAGGCGCAGCCGGGTGGACAAGCAGGCAAGCTCACGGCAGTTGTCGCTCGGCCAGGCGTCGCTTGGACGGGTAAGGCCCGGCGGGTCTGGGCAGGGCTTGGCAGTCACGGCCGTCTGGGACTACAGCGGCTCGGAGAAGACGGGTCTCTACCTCCGGTTCGGCCACTGGCCGAAGAGCGAGCGCTCCTTCAGCCCGGCAGGTGGCTACCACGAGACCGGCGTCAGTGTCTACGACCTGAACAAGCACGGCAACCCGGATATCGACCACGGCCTGGACCGTGGTCACGTCCATGACGAGTGGTGCGAGCCGGACTGCGACCTGGACACCGAGGGCCCCGACAACGACCCGCGCGAGGAGATGCAGGGCCGGCTGGTCAAGGCCGAGCGCAACCGGTACTACGGCGAGGACAAGCCTGACGAGACCGCCCACCTGGTCCGGGGCGAGATCGCCGGGGTCGGCTACGACGGCGAGCCGCTGCTGCAGCACGTCCGCCGGGTCGGCGACTGGATCGATCACAAGCACCTGTTCTTCCCCGGCGCGGAGCGGCACCGGCTGGCCCGCGACGAGCACGACGAGGGCTACGAGCCGCCCCGGCCGCGCGGCACGAAGACGGCGGCCCTGTACCGGCAGTACGTCCAGCGGATCCACCCGCGCGACCTTCTGCCGTATGCCAGCCGTGAGGCCTGGCGCATGCAGGATCCTAGCGGGTCTCGCCACATCAGCGAGCTGGCCGAGGACATCCGCCAGCATGGCTACCAGCCCCGGCGCCACGGCGGGATGAGCGGCGACACGCACAGCTACCCGCCCAGCCACCCGATCACCCTGGTCCACGATGACGAGAACTCCTGGCTGTGGAACGGCCACCACCGGACATTCGCGCTGAACGAGGCGGGCTACGACAAGCCGGTGCCGGTGCTGGTCAAGGACTTCCGCACTCAGGGCAAGACCGCCGCTTACTACCATGGCACCCGCGCCGAGATCCCGGACGGTGCCACGCTGCGCAGCAACCTGGAGAACCGCCGGGTGCACTTCACCACCGACCCGGACCAGGCGCGGCTGTGGGGCACCGATGACTACCACGAGGGCCCGGTGCGGGTCTACGAGGTCGAGCCCCAGGGTGAGGTCCAGGAGGGCCGGGGAGTGGGCGGCTACGCTTCCCACGACCCGGTGACGGTGATCCGGCGGCATGCCATTACCTATGGCCGGGGCCGGGCGCACTGGAAGCAGCCGCCGGAGACCAGGACCGGGCAGCCCGGCGAGCACATGTACCGGGTGCAGATGCCGGAGTACCACGAGCAGACACTGGCGCACGGCATCCCGGCCCGGCCCAGCGCGGGCATGCTGCCCGATGACCCGCCGAGGGCCGTCTACCTGACAGCCACCGATCGCGTCTATCACGTGCCGCCCGAGCACGGGCACCCCGGCACCGACGCCTGGCGCCGGGAGATGGCCGATCACCACATGTACAAGATCGACGTGTCCGGCCTGCCGCTGACCGAGGACCGGACCTACACCAACCCGAAGAGCGGCGAGAAGCCCGCCTGGATGGCCACCCAGGACATCGGCCCGGAGCGGATAAGCCCGCACGACCCGGGCTCGGAGCACGGCGTGAGTTATTCCGATGGCACCAGCTGGCATCCCGGGCAGGCGACGGCAGCGCTCCCGCACCAGACGGCTGAGCGCCCGGGGACCGGGCCCGCCCTGCACGAACTGGCTGACCACCCGGACTACGACCGCGAGTACGGGTACGGGTCCGGCTTCTACGGCCCGGCCGATCAGCTCCGGGGCATCATCGACAGGGCTCGCGGGAAGCCCGATCACCCCGTCACGCTGTACCGCGCCGGCGGGGAGATCCAGCCGGGCGACTGGGTGAGCCTGACCCCGCACTACCCGCAGGACTTCCGCCCCGGTGAGAAGGTCTACAGCAAGACCGTGCCCGCTGCGCATGCCCGCCTGGCGCAAAGCGACTGGACCGACGAGTTCAGCTACCAGCCGTCGCCCGTGAAGACCGCTGCCGCCGACCCGGATGACGAGATGGAGAGGCTGCTGCAGCGGCTCAGCGAGGTGCTGAGTCAGCCCGCGCCCCCGTCTGAGCACAAGCCCGTCCTGCCGTCCTCCGGCGAGCTGTACGGCGGCCATATCGCGCAGGGCCCGCACGGGCTGCTGCTGGCCGGCCAGCCCCCGGAGCACCTGTACCGGGTCGCCCATCCCAGTGAGATGGAGCTGGCGCGGCAGCGCGGCTACTTCCAGGCGCACAGCGGCTACACGCGCGCCTCGGCGGCCCCGGACGAGCGCTGGCGGCACCACACCCCCGGGGGCGACCGCGCGGACACCTACCAGATCGACTACCACCCGGACGACGCCTGGCACGCCTCGGCCGAGGGCTACGCCGCGACCCACGCCAGGATCCCGCTGCACCGGGTCCGCAAGGTCGGCGCGGCCGATCCGCAGCTGGAGGTGCACGAGTACGAGGGGACGGTGGGCGACCCGAGCCACATCACCCGCAGCGAGCGCGGGATGATTCCTGTTTCGGAAATCTCGAATATGCGCGGCGCACGCGGCGAGCGACCCGGCGAGCACCGCAACCGGCAGGGCGAGAAGTGGGAGGACTTCAAGCGCGACATCGCCGAGAACGGGATCCGCAACCCGGTGTTCATCACCGTCGACCACGGGCAGGACCCGGAGCTGAATGAGGGCAACCACCGCCGGGACGCGGCGCTGGAGCTGGGCCTGACTCACGTCCCGGCGGAGATCCGCTACTACGGCCACGCCGAGCGGCAGGGCACCGTTACCGAGCGCGCCGCGCGGCACACTGCTATGGTTCCTTGATACAACAACCCCGTGGAAGGGAATCAGCATGTCCGTACTCGTGACCCTCATGATCGAGGGCGATGTCGGGAAGTTCCGCACCTCGCTGGAAGAGCGCGCCGAGGACTACCGCCGGATCGGCGCCGACGCCAGGGAAGCCGGCGCGATCCACCACCGGTTCGGCGTCGGCGACGGCTACATCGTGGTCCAGGACGAGTGGCTGAGCACGGAGAACTTCCGGGCGTTCTTCAGCCGCCAGGAACTGCAGGACTTCATCACCGAGGTGGGCGGCAATGCCTCCGCCGAGCCGGAGATCGTCTTCGCCGAGCCGGTATCCTCACCAGACCAGTTCTGAACCAGGGAGGCCAGCGGCATGACGGACCAGCAGGAGACGATCACGATGCGAGCCGGCATGCCGCTGGCTGACCGGCAGGCGCTGCGCGCCCGGATCCTGGATGAGGCCCTGGAGCGGGCCCGCCGTGAGGCAGCTCAGGCGCATCTGACGGGCCGGTGCCTGATGCACGTCCAGTCGACGACGATGAGCTACGATCAGCGCCGCCTGGAGCACGTCAAGTGCCAGGGCGAGAGCGCTGGTGACGGGTGCCTGTGCGAGTGGCATGACGATGAGATCGCGAAGGCCGAAGCTAAGGACGGCGCGACCTAGGCGGCCCGGTCCGCCTATGGAATGCTAGGAGCGTGAAGAAGGCCGCGTACCCGCAGCGCAGCTGCCGGACCCCGGTGCCCGGGGATCACATGGATTACCCGTGCGAGATCTTCGAGCACCACCTCGGCCCGTGCGCGACATTCTGGGTCGCCCGCAGCGTCACCGCCCGGGACGCCTGGGAGGCTGATCACCCGGACTGGGAGAAGACATCCGCCTTCGGCGACCCGCTCCGGGACGTGGCGGGATGACGCCCGACCGGCTGGAAATCGTGCTGGACCAGCTGCCGGTCAAGCTGAACAAGGTGGCGCCTGTCCGGCTGGGCAGCTACGCCGAGGGCATGACCGAGCTGAAGGCAATTGAGCACACCGTCGAGGGGATGATGCTGCAGCTGCGCAGCTCGGTGCTCGGCGCCCGGATCCTCTCCGACCGGCAGGACTTCAGCTTCGAGTACCCGGCCAGCTGGTGGCAGCACTTCAAGCGGGACAAGGCGCCGGGCTGGTTCACCCGCCGTTATCCCGTGCGGATGACCAAGCGGATTCTCTCGGTCGACTTCACCCGGTACGACACGTACCCGATGGCGGATGTCCCGCTGCCGCCGGATGAGTTCGGCTACCCGGTGCGCGTCGAGACGTTCCGCCTGATCGGGCCCCGGGATGTCCGCGAGGAGCCGTCCGGCGAGCCGCGTTACCGGTACGTCTCCCAGCACGCGCTGGCCTTCATGATCGCCAGCGAGCTGACGGAGCGGACGGGCAGCTGGGACATAGCACCCGGCCTCATCCGCCAGGTGGCCGGGGACACCCTGGCCCTGCTGAAGAGCTACGGCGTCAACCCTGATCAGCTCGTCCGCGAGGATGCGCTGAACCGGCCATGACCGTCCCGTACGAGGAGTCGCCGGAGACCGGCCGGATCTGCTACGAGGCGCTCGGCGACGCGCTCCGCTGGAAGTTCCAGGGCGCCGCGCTGCCCCGCTGGGCTGACCTGGAGCCGCAGGAGCGGGATGCCTTCGGCGTGGCCGCGCACCAGGTCATCCAGAAGGGCTGGAAGCAGGCCCAGCCCACCGTCAGCGCGGCCCGGCACGCGCGGCACTGATGACGCCCGCCGAGGAGCGGATCGCCCGCGCGCAGGAGGAGTACCGGAGCCTGGTCGTGCTGGAACCGCTGGCCGCCCAGTCGCTGCTGGTGCCGGGCAGCGGGCCGACTAACGCTCCGTTCCTGGTGGTCGGCGAGGCCCCCGGCGAGGAGGAAGTCAGGCAGGGCAAGCCGTTCGTGGGCCGTTCCGGGCGGCAGCTGTTCGAGATGCTGGCCGAGGTCGGCGTGCAGCGGCGGATGTGCTACGTCACCAACGTGGTCTTGTACCGGCCGCCGTCCAACCGGACCCCGCACTCCTTCGAGGTAGCCGCGTCCCGGGCCCGGCTGGCTGCCGAGATCCTGGCGGTGCGCCCCGGCCTGGTCATCACCTGCGGCGCGACCGCCAAGAGCGCCGTCAGCCCGCTGGCCGGCCGGATCAGCGACATCCACGGGCGGATCGGCACGGTCGCCATCGCCGACTGGCCGGACAGCCTGCAGGTGCCCTGGCTGCCGACGTTCCACCCGGCCGCCGCGCTGCGCAGCACCGATACGGCCGAGCTGATGGCCGAGGACCTGGCGGTGCTGCGCCGGATCACCCAGGGCATGCGGATGGTGATGGGATCATGACCGAGGACGTGCTGCCCGAGCCGGACGACGAGCCCGAGGTCGAGTGGGTTCCGGTCGCCACCTGGCCGGCCGACGCCCGCGCGATCATCACCGACATCGAGAAGATCCTGCACGTCGCCGAGCTGATGACCGGCGCCGCCGACGACCTGGCCTGCCAGGTGTTCACCGACTTCCTGAGCACCGTGCTGCTGCACAGGCGGCGCGAGCTGGCCATGATCATGCTGGCCCGGCACGGCGTCGAGCTGCCCGAGCCCGGCACCCTGCAGACCCCGCAGCAGCGGATGAGCGCGGGCCTGGCGCACATCGCCGAGGAGGTGCGCAAGCACCGCCCGGACATCATCCCGTCCGAGCAGCCGTTCACCGACCGCAAGCGCGGCCAGCCCCGGGCCTGACCGGCCCGGGGCTGTAAACGGGCCTTTACGCCGGGCGGGCGTTCTTCTTCCGGCCGTAGCGCTGGCCGATCGCCTGCCGGGAGATGCCCAGGGCGCTGGCGATCTCGGGGTCGGAGTACCCCTTGGCGCGGCATCCCTCGACGGCCAGCCCGATGCAGTCATCGACGTGCCGGAGCATGCTGCCGAGCGCGGCCAGCGCGTCCAGGTTGCCGTCGCCGGCCCGCTCGCCCTGCTTGCCGATCACCCGGATGTTGCGCTCGGTCAGCTGGGCCTCGTCGTAGTTCCCGTGCGTGCGGTTGTCGATCCTGCGCTGCCGCCGCTTCGCGGCCTCGGCATCGATCGCGTCGCGCCGGGCCTGCCGCAGCGCGCGGACAAGGCTGTTGACCTCGGCCACCGTGCCCCGGGCCAGCCGGGTGATCTCGGCCTCGCTGAGGCCGGGAGCGGCGCTGCGGATCCTGTCTGCCTTGTTCATGGTCCCAGAATATCAATAAACCTTGGTATTCGCGAATCAATTAACGGCTGCCCCCCGGAAGCTGTGAGGAGGAACGCGTGCTCAGCCAGAACTGGGAACCCGGCATCACCTGCCCGAGCTGCGGGCAGGAGATCCCGGTCGGCACCCAGGTCCTGTACGGGCGGCACCTGGCGTGCGCCCGCAGCAGGGCCAACGGCGGGCCGGAGGACCCGGTGCAGGCCGCCCAGGCCGCGCTGGACGCCGGCGGCCGGGTGGCCATCGCCAAGCCCGCCCTGCGGGCCCTGGCCCTGCAGGCCTGCAGCAAGGCCGGCGCCGAGCCCGTCCGCCGCCCCGACCGGGGCCTGCACGGCGTCCGCTGGTACGCCCGGATCAGCGGCTGGTCGGCGCAGCGGGTCCAGGAGGGCCTGACCGTGCCCGAGATCGCCGGCCTGTTCCTGGACTGCCTGGACCACGGCCGGACGCCGCCGGTCAGCCACGATCAGCTGCAGGCGCTGATCGATGCGGCGTCGACTGCTAAGGTTGACTAAGGAACCTGCGTAGGCCGTCATGGCTTGGCGTGGCGGTGCGTGCATCGGCGAGGCAAGGTGCGGCAGGCATGGCAAACGGGATCCCCGCCCTGGCGAACATGATCAGCCAGTTCCGTTACAAGACCGGCTGGCAGTTCTGGCTGGAGGCTGGGCATACCGGAACGATGGGCGGCTGCCCGCCGGTCACCCTGGACGCGGTGACCCAGGCGCTGGCGCCCGCGATGGTCGCCATCACCTGGGGCGAGCCGGTCAGGCTCGTCGTCTGCGTCACCGCCGAGGACAGCACCCGGCCGGGCCAGATGGCTTCATTCGGGCACCGGTTCGACGTGCCGTCCGATGACTCCGCCCTGCCCTGGCACTGGTGGCTGCTGCGCTGCATCCAGTCCGTGGAGACTCACGAGATGTGCGAGGCGTTCGACATCGGGGGCGTGAAGCCGTTCTATCCCGAGCACGGGCCCGGCGCCCGGCTGTACGAGATCATCGATCACGGCCTGTTGCCCGTCTAGGCCGGCCCGGGAAGTAGCAGAGACGCTGCTTCCGGGAGGATCCGACATGGCCGAGCGTGACGAGCTGCTGCGGGCGGTGCGGGCGGCCCAGACGGGTGACGAGATGATTACCGCCGTGGCCGCGCTCGACGAGCACGACCAGGCGCGGACGGCCGCGATCGCGCGCTCGCGCGAGACGGACCTGTCCGCGACCGCCGTCCGGGCAACCCTGGAGCCGGTGCCGCTGTACGAGCGGCACACGGCCGCGACCGACTGGCTGGGCGAGTACGAGGCGCCCGTGGACTACCGCACCGCGATGATCACCGAGGCCTCCCGGTGGTACCGCAGCCTGCCGCCCGGCGTGGAGGCGGACCCCGAGGAGTTCCGCGAGCAGGCCCTCGGCCAGGCCTATACCGCCGCCAGCGCCTACGGCAGCCAGGCCCTGGACGCCCGGCGCGAGTTCATGACCTACGTCGGCTACCTGACCCGGCGGGGAGCGTCCGGCCTGCCGCAGGTCGACCAGGAGGTGGACTCGCACGACAACCAGGCGCCGACTCCGTACCCCGCCGAGACCTTCGACAACTTCGCGCCGGAGCAGAACGAGTACAACACCCAGGTCGAGTCCCCGTCCGGGCAGTCCCAGGTCAGCTCCGAGCGGGCGCCGATGATGCAGCAGCTGGAGCAGCAGGACGGCTCGGGCTCCGGCTTCGGCTCGGGTGCGGCGAACCCGAACGAGCACAGCACGGCGATGGATGTCGCGAACTCCTACGCCGAGATCCCGCTGGGCATGCCCGGCGAGATCCCCACCGTGCCGCCGCCCGGCGCGGCGCCGTCCGCCCCCTCGACGCCCAACCCGGCCCTCGGCCAGAACATGGACGAGGGCTCCGAGCGGCGGCCGAACGTCATCGCCTCCGCGCTGACCGGCCCCGACTCCGAGGGCTTCCGCTGGCAGTTCGGCGCGGACGCCGGCGACATGACCTTCGACGGGCCCTTCCATTCCCGCTGCAGCTCGTGGCACTGGCCCGAGCAGGACTGCGGGCGCGGCACCGAGCACACCGCCTCGCTCGCGGTCGGCTACGTGATGAACGCCGAGGACTTCGCCCGCCGGGCCCGGTTCGAGTCCCTCGGCGTGCAGGAGGGTCACGCCATCCTGCGGCTGGGGAACCTGGCCAAGGTGGCCGCCCACCGCGACGCGCTGATGGCCGGCTTCCGGGTGCAGGCCCGCACCGAGGACGAGATCGCCTGGCTGCACGGCTACCTGGCCCGGGTCGGCCCGGTGCTGGCCCGGGGCGCGGTGCCCAGCGACGACAACCCGGCGCTGTCCGGCACCTGCCCCGGCTGCGGCGGCAAGCCCGGCAAGAACGGCGGCCTGTGCAAGAACTGCGTGGCGAACGGCGTCAAGAGCAAGAAGAAGAAGGGCAAGGCCAAGGCCGGGAGCCGCCTGGATTTTCGTGAGGCCCCCTCGGGGCTGACCGCAGAAGGCATGCGCAAGGGCGCCCCGTTCGCCGGCTACAAGGACTTCGCCGCGTGCGTGGCCGCCAACCAGGACAAGAACGACCCCGAGGCCTACTGCGGCAAGATCAAGCATCAGGTCGAGGGCGCCGTCCACCCGGAGGACCGTGCCTGGTCCAATGAGCCCGGTGGCTATTACGGCAATCACGGCGGCAACGCCGGCGGCTACAGCGGCAACGAGGGCCACTACAGCGAGGGCTACGAGGGATCCGACGTGGATGTCCCTCATCACCTGCGCGGGTCCTTCCAGGAGCTGTGGCGTGACGACCCGGACAGCTGGTCGCACCGCGACCCCACCGACGCCGACCGGGAGGCGTTCCGGCGGCACGTCCAGCAGCACTACGACCCGGAGGTCTACCGGGCGTACTTCCGGCACCAGGGCGCCAGCTCGCTGACCCAGATCCAGGAGACTGTCGACTCCCACGACAACCCGAACCCGGGCGCGGACCAGCTCAACACCGCCGTCATGTTCCCGCTCGCCGGCCAGGAGGGGGACCAGGACGATCAGTCCAAGGAGGCGGCCCGGTCCTCGATGACGCCCTCGTCCGCTGCGGTGAAGATGTTCGGCCGGATGGACGCCATGGAGGGCAAGAGGCCGCGCCACAAGGACAACTACGCGTTCAGCACCAAGGCGCACGGCCAGTACATGCGCGGCTGGAACGAGACCCGGGGCGTCATGGACGCCACCCTGGGCAGGGATCCGATCGGCAGGGATGACTATGCCGAGTGGTCCGGCCGGCCCGACCTGCACCAGCACTACCTCGGCGTGTACAGCGAGATGAAGGGCCGCCAGGGCGACCGCCCCGATTACCACGCCGCGCCAGGCGAGCGCGTCTCCGGCGTGCTGTCCGGGCAGGAAGACCTGCGGCAGAAGGAAGGGCTGCGGCGCCAGGCCGACACCATGACCAAGCCGCACCAGAGCACCGACGACGGCAGCCCGCCGTTCAACACCGCCCAGACCACCCCGGAGCCGCCCGGCGCCGACTACTCCCAGGGCATCCGGGACGGCCAGGAGGACGCGGCCTCCGGCGAGCACCCCACGTTCGCCGACAACAGCTCGCTGGTCTCCCCGTACGTCAAGGGCTACGCGGTCGGCTACTCCGGCCGCCCGCCGGACACCGGGGCCCAGGACGTGCCCCGCTCCATGGGCGGCGACTCCGGCCAGGCGATGAACGCCGGGGAGGCCCAGCGTGCCTTCCAGGTCAGCCGGGCCAGCCTGCAGCGGACGGCCGCCCAGTGCTACGGCTGCCCGCACCCGGCGCACCGGACTGAGCCGTGCAACGCCGAGGGCTGCCAGCACCTGCACAACCCGGGCGAGGAGGGCGCCGGGCCGGGCATGCACGCCCGGACGATCGGTCACGTCCCGGACCCGGGCGCTCCCGGCTACAGCATGCCGAGGGGCGGGCGCCCCTCGCAGCGGTCCTCAGTGCGGCGCCAGGCGCATGACTTCACCGAGTCCGAGCGGGAAAACGCCGCGCACTCCCTGGGCCCGGATGACAAGCTGCCGGTCAACAGCAAGCAGGACCTGAAGAACGCGCACACCCGGGCGCACCAGGTCAAGGGCATTCCGGAGAGCACGGTCGACTCCTACCTGGACCGGCTCGACAAGGAATACGGCTACGGCGGCGAGCACGCGCACGACCGGCGGGCGGCCAGCCTGCGCCGCGTCTCGGCCGCGTTCCTGACCCGCGAGGTGGCCGCCGACCCGGAGTTCCGCCGGGGCTACAAGTTCGCCGCCCGGTGGACGCCCGGCATGAACCTGGTCAGCCAGGGCAGTCCGGCCTTCGAGGCGGGCCTGTACGCGGCCATCGCCGACCGGCCGGACGCCCAGGAGGCCTGGGCAGGCGAGCACTACCGGCTGTCCCGCGCTCACCCGGTGCTCGGCCGCCGCCTGGACGCGCACAGCTCGTTCACCGTCAAGTTCGCGAGGGCCCACGCCGACCGGTACCACATCTCGGGGAACGGGTATCTTGTGCCTGCGGTAGCCCGGCGAGGACCGGCGCATCAAGGCAAGGCTCGGCAGGTCACGGCAGGCACGACGGTCGACCTGATCACGGACGGACCGGGCACCTCACCCGACCCGATGGGCTCAACTCCGCTGAACGGGCCGGGCCAGCCCCCGCCGATGGGCGGCGGCGAGGACCCGGCCCGCTCCGGCGGCGTGCCCCCGTACCAGGGCGCCCCGCCGCCCGCCTCGGCCCCGGTGGCGCCGGATGACATGCTCGGCACCCCGCAGGAGGCGCCGCAGAAGAGCGGCCCGTTCACCCAGACGTTCTCCGGCCGCCAGCCCGGCAACGCGGACCTGGCCCCGGCGGCGCCGAACACGGCCGACGCGACCGGCTACGAGAACACCGATGCCTACCAGGGCGACCCGATGCGGGTGCACCGCACGATGGCCTTCCGGCGCACGGTCCAGGCCGCGCTGGCTGCAAGGAGCTGAAAATATCTAGCAATCCTATTCAGGATTGAGTAGGGTCGGTTCTCAAGCGGCTGTCGACGGACGGCCGTGGTGGTGACTGAACAAGGGCTATCGCTCAGGCTGGGCCCTAAGGTCAGTGCAGGATCAGCGGCTGTGTAGCGTCTTGCCGGTACGGGTGGCCAACGGTGGCCCTGCCGGGGTGGCGCAAGCACAGACAACAGCTCGGGGCCGCTCGGGAGCTGGTCACGGGTAGCGCCGCTGTGCTGGTTCGCCGCGCTATGTAGGCAACTCTGGGCCGGCGATTGCGGGAAGCCATTCCCGCCCACCCCCACATCACTGCCGGGCCCTCCGGGGCCCGGTGGTGGTGGCGGGCTACCAGAGCCGGTCCTTTTTCTCGGTTGTCGAGCCCATGTCCTTCCCGCAGATCGAGCACGAGTAGTGCGTGGTCACCTCGTCCTTGCGGATGCCGACTCGCTTGGTGACGGTGCCGACTGCCTCCTTCTTGCAGGTGTGCTTCGGGATGTCGCGGGGATTACCCCGGGGATGTATTCGCTGGCCCTTCGGCGTGCCCTGCTTGCCTCTGCGGGGGCAGCCCGCCAGGTGATGGCGGCCCTTGCCGCCGCACTGGTCACAGTGCCCGGAGGCCATCAGGTACCCCCTGTAGCAGGTGCTGGTGACGATGATCACCGGCCGGGGCGGCGCCCATGGCTGCTTGCCGTCGTCGGTCATCGTTCCTCCCCGGGCGCGGGCCGGGATCCCGCCCGGACGCGCCGGATTGAAGCCGGCCAGACTGCCTATACGCCCCCGGGTCCGGCTGCGGACCACGCTTGCCGTTCGGTGCACCAGGCTGGCGAACCGCCCCCTGGCCTCGGGGGCGGGTGTCCGGGCGGGACCTGTCAGAACCGTACCACGTACCAAGATTTTTTGACAATTTTCCCGGGGAATATCAATAAACCTTGATATTTCCGTACCAAGGTTCTTTGACAATGCGTTTCGCGTATCAGTATTGTCTCTGCATAAGCCACCCCCGGATACGGCCGGGGGCGGCGACACGATTCAAACCCCCGAGGAGGGAATGAACCATGCCTGCACCTCAGGCTACGCCGGAAGCTCCGGCAGCAGACGGCCAGACCGTCAGCACTACCCGCGCCGCTCGCGGCCGTTCGGCCGCCCCGGCCGGCGGCCCGGCCAAGCTGGTCATCAAGCCGATCGAGACCGAGCTGCTCGCGATCGACATCGTGGGCACCTCGCCGCTGATCGTCAGCCGGTTCTCCGAGAAGGCCAAGACGCAGATGCTCGCCGCCCAGCAGGGCGTGCGGCGCCAGCCCGAGAAGCGCGATCCGCGCCGGGAGTTCCTGGCCTCGCTGTACCGGGCCGGCGTCAACGGCGAGACCGGCGAGGTCCGGTTCGGCATCCCGGCCATGGCCTTCAAGATGGCCACCATCGGCGCCGGGCGCTACTACGGCAAGCAGGTCAAGATGACCGAGCTTCGCCAGTTCATGTTCTTCTACGGCGTCTCCGTGCCGACCGAGCCGAGCCGCATGGTCGTGCTCGACGGGCGGCCGATGATGCGGGAGGACTACGTGCGGCTGGCCGGCGTCAACCACCCGGCCGACCTGCGCTACCGGGGCTGCTTCCCCAGGTGGTCGGCGACCCTGTACGTCTCCTACACCAAGAACCTGATCGACCGCGACTCGCTGGTCTCGCTCATCGAGGCGGGCGGCATGGGCGTGGGCGTCGGGGAATGGCGGCCGGAGCGCAACGGGGAGTTCGGCACGTTCCGGATCGCCGACCACGACGACGCGATCGGCATCATGGACGAGCTGCCGGCCGAGTACGCGCCGGACCTGTCCGCCTACGCCTTCGACGAGAATGACGGGGAGATCCTGACCCTGGACGACTTCGCGCTGCTCGACACCCCGCCCGAGGAGCTGCCCAAGGCCAAGGCCAAGGACAAGGCCGCGATCGAGGGCTCCGTCGAGGGCGAGGGCCTCGCCGAGGACGCCGGCAGTGGCGACCAAGGCTGAGATCGAAGCCGAGCTGCTCGCGATCCGGGCGGCCAACGGCGGCATCCTGACCGCCAGGATGATCGTCGAGGCCGCCTCGGATCCGGCGCACCTGCTGCACTCGCACTTCGAGTGGCGCGATGATGTCGCGGGCCCGAAGTACCGGGTGCAGCAGGCCCGGCAGCTCGTCCGCGTGATCCGCGAGGTCTACGTGGGCGCGCGGGGGCACCCGGAGCAGATCCGGGTGTTCCACTCGATGCCGGTGCCCTCGGCCCCGGGCGGCCGGGCCTACGTTCCCCTGGACGAGATCAAGGCGAACGAGGTCATGACCGCGCAGCTGAAGCGCCAGATGGAGATGGAGTGGCGGGCGCTGCGGCGCAAGTACGACCACTTCGAGGACTTCATCCGGATGGTGCGCCGGGACACGCCGCCGTCAGATGACGGCGACGACGGCGACAACGGCGGTGACGAGCCGCTCGTGCTCGAAGCCTGAGATGATCTCGCGGGGCCCCGGGGCCAGGACGACAGCCATGCCCGTCCTGGCCCCGGCTTGTTTATGGCACGGCTGGACGTGGCGAGGCCCCGCTGGGCTGGGCGGTGCGCGGCAGCGCAGGGCCGGATGGCATGGCGGCCCAGGGCCTGGCAACGCTGGGCTGGGCTTCGCATGGCAGGAGAGGCATCGCCAGGCACCGCCTGGACGGGCCAGGCAAGGCCAGGCGAGGCAGCCGTGGCTTGGACCGGGACGCCCGGGTAGCGGCGCATGGACGGCATGGCATGGCAGTCAAGGCGTGGCGCGGCCGGTCAAGGCCAGGCGAGGCTGGGACAGCCGGGGTGGTAAGGCCCGTCGCCGATAGCTCGGCACGGCGCGGTAAGGCATGGCCGTCTCGGCTTGGCGTGGCGGTGGCGTGTCCTGGCGTGTCATGGCAAGGCAAGGCAAGGCCTGGCCCGGCCGTCGAGGCAAAGCCTGGCCAGGTGCGTCCTGGCACGGACGGGTGAGGCCGTCTGGGCAGTGCGGGGAGGGCGATGCTCGGCAAGGCCCGGCCTGGCGGGGCAGGCTCGTCCTGGTCGGCTGGGCAGGGCATCGCTTGGCACGGTGCGGCACGGCAGTCAAGGCTTGGCATGTCCGGGCCAGGAGAGGCATGGCACGGCAGGGCAGGTTAGGCCTGGCCGGGTCGTGCGAGTCCTGGCGCAGAGCGGCAAGGCATGGCGGGGCCCGGCAGGATGGCCGGGCTAGGCACGGGGTGGCGTCGCGAGGTGATGCTTGGCGCGGCCGGAGGCGCAAGGCACGGCGCGCCCTGGCTGTGCAAGGCTTGGCGCGGCAGGTAAGGCCAGGCGCGGCGTGTCCTGGCACCACGTGGCGGCGCACGGCGCGGAACGGCGGGAGCGCATGGCGTGGCTCGGCCGTCCAGGCGGGGCACTCCCCGGCGAGGGCTGTTTGGCCTGGCGAGGCAGGGCAGTCAGCGCTAGGCAGGGCTCCGGCTAGGCATGACAGAGCGCGGCTTGGCAGGGCAAGGCTGGGCAGGCAAACGCGGGGCTCGGCATGCCTGGGCCCGGTGGCGCTCGGTCCGGCACGGAGCGTAGGGCGAGGCAGTCATGGCACGGCGGGTCTCGGTACGTCCAGTCCTGGCCTAGCCTGGCACGGCAGTCGCGGCCGATCTGGGCCTGGCGTGGGTCGCTTGGCGAGGCAAGGGCGGCGAGGCCGTCTTGGCCGGGTGCGGGTAGGCAGGGCTGGTCACCGCGTGGCGCGGTGGGTCATCGCCTGGCGGGCGTGGTACGGGAAGGCGGGGCACATCGCAGCCTGGCCGGGCAAGGCAGTCGTGGTACCGCTCGCCGGGGAACGGCGGGTCTTGGCCCGGCAACGCCGGGCATGGCAGTCGGCGCTGGGCAGGGTGAGTACGTCTCGTCGGGGCTCGTCTCGGCATCGCGCGGCAAGGCAGTTGCGTCTAGGCAGGTCCTGGTGAGGCTCGGCCCGGCGTGGTAAAGCAATCAAGGTACCTGTAGCATCATCGGTGAATCAGTAATCATAGAGAAAAAGGAGAGCCATGGGCCGGCAGTACGTCATCGTCGAAGCGTGGGTGCCAGAGCGACCTGGCGGAACACCCACTCCGCCCATCTACTACCCGCCCACCGGGCCGGTAGACCCCGGCTTCGGGGTGCCCGGCTGGCCCGCCCACCCGATCGCCCCGGGCGGCCCGCCGCCGAGCGTCACCCCGCCGATCTACTACCCGCCGGTCCCGGCGCACCCGATCGTGATCCCTCCTGACGCGATTGCGCCTGGCGTCCCGGCGCACCCGATCTACCTTCCGGGTGAGCCTACGCACCCGATCGTGATCCCTCCCGGGGCCATCGCTCCAGGGGTGCCGACACACCCGATCGTCCTTCCGCCGGTCGAGCCGGCGCATCCGATCGTGATCCCTCCCGATGCGATTGCTCCAGGGGTGCCGACGCATCCGATCTACCTGCCCCCGTACGTGGACATCGGTCTTCCGGGGCCGCAGCCGACGCCGACGCCGCCGATCTACTACCCGCCTGCGTCGGGCGGCCCGCCCCCGGGTATCTGGCCGTCACCCGGTCACCCGGCGCACCCGATCGTGCTGCCGCCGCCGACGCCGCCGGAGGGCGCGCATCCCGAGCACCCGATCTATTACCCGCCGGTCATCTGGCCGGATCCGCCGGTCGGCTACCCGAGCATCGACCCCGACCAGCTCCCCGGCCATCCCGACGTGCCGGACATGAACCGTGGCATCTGGACGTGGCTCCAGGAAGGCGACGCGCTGGTCCGGGCTTTCGCGGTGCCGACGTACTACGTCAGCAACGACCTGCCCAGCTACGAGCCGAGGCCGCCGTCATCGGGCCTGCCCGGCAGCTGGGTCATCGGGCTGTTCAACATGGGGCCGGCATGGTGCTGGAAGCCGTCAGCGGAAACTGAGGAGCCTCCGCCGGACACTCCGGTCGTGAATCCTCTCAGCTAGCAGGCAGCAAGGCAGTCAAGGCTAGGCAGGGCCCGGTGAGGGAGGGCCCGGCGTGGTGCGGCCGTCGAGGTGCGGCTCGGCGAGGCGAGGCCCGGCAGGCATTGCCCTGTCCCCCGGAAGGATAGAGAACTCCGGGAGGCAGGGCATGTCTGATCTATGGCACGAGGCCGGCGCCGATCACGATCTCGAAGCACGCCAGGCGTCACTGGCCCAGGCCGACGCCCAGATGATGGCGGTGTACGACTTCGTGTTCCAGGCGGCCAGCTCGCGTGAGCTGGAGCACCGGCTGGCCTACGCCGGCGACCGGATCGAGCGGATCGCCGCCGACTGCGGGCTGGAGCCCGGCGAGCTGGAAGATGCCGCCCGGCGCCGGTACGCGCTGCTGCGCGAGGCGCTGCTGGAGGGTGATGACCCGGTGGCCCCCATGCTGCAGGGCGGCCAGGGCGGCCCTGGCGGCGCGGAGAAGCCCGACGAGCACAACGAGGGCCCGGACTTCAGCCACGGCTACTCCGAGATCCCCCAGGGCCCGCCGGGCGGCCCGGACCCGCGCGTGACCCAGGTGGCCGAGCCGCAGGTCCAGCAGCAGCCTGCTCCCGGGACCACGGCCGCCCGCCGCTGCGTCTGCGCGGCCGGGCTGACCAAGAAGGGCAAGTGCCGGAGCTGCCGCCGGCGGCCGGACGCGTGCAGCTGCCGGACCGCGCTCACGTCGGGCGGCACCCCGGTGACCGGGATGCCGAACACCGGGGCCGGCGGGGCGACGATGCCGGCCGGGGCCGGCGGCGCCACGTCCACCCCGGACGGCATGGCCGCCGGAGGCCAGCTGCCGGGCGCCCAGCAGGCCGCAGGGGCCGGTGCGGGCCGCGCGGGCCAGGCCGGGTCCGGCTTCGACCTGACGCCCGCTCAGGACATCACGGCCGCGCGCCGTGACCCGGTGCGCCGCCAGGTCGAGGCGGTGGCCGCGTCGGTGGCCGCGTCCAACCCGCAGCTGCCCGCCAGCGAGTGCCGCCGGGTGGCCCGCAAGGTGGTGGGCGGCTACCTGCACCGGGCCGACCTGGCCGGGTCCGTGCTGAGCGACGAGCCGGTGGACTCCCCCGGGCCCGGGTCGGAACGCGGGACCGGTTCCGGGTCCGGGGGCATGGTCCAGCACGGCCTGGAATGGAGAGGGCTGAAGAGCATGATGCCCGGTGCGGGCGAGGGCGCCGGGGGCATGGCCGGGCTGGCCGAGGCGGCCGAGCTGGCCGCGCTGTAGGCTCAGCCCTCCAGGTCGGCCGGGTTCAGGTACCGCCCGAGCGGGTTCAGGTCGGTCACCATGCCGACGTGATCGATGGGCGCGGCCACCTTCAGCTCCGGCGTGTCGCACATGGCCCGCAGGATCTCCCCGGCCGGCCACTCCTGCAGGGGCCCGCTGGACAGCTGGCACCAGCCCCGGTAGTCCAGCGGGCCGAGCAGCTTCAGGAAGCGCCGGGTCTCCTTCGACAGCCCGAAGGAGGGCGTCAGCTCGATGACCGGGCCCGCCGGCTCGGCCGGCCGCCCGTAGGCCCAGATCGAGCCTTTCCCGTGCGGCCGGTTGCTCAGCCGCCAGGCATCGTCGACCAGGATGTCCGGCATCGTCTCCGCGCCCTCGGCGCCCAGGGACCGCAGCGTCGCGACGTAGGTCGGGTCGACGACCGGTGCCTCGTCGTCGTACACGTCCCAGCTGAGCACGATCCAGCTGTGCTGGCTGCCGATGCCGTGGGCCATCCCGCGCGCCACCCGGCCGGGCCCGAACCGCCCGGTCTTCAGCAGCCGGAGCGAGACCTCGTGGCACTGGTTGGCCCACTCCGCGTACGGCATGCCGATCAGCTCCGCCAGCGCGTCGGTGTCCCGGGCGGCCTCGATGGCCTGCTCGCGCGTGAAGAACTCCCTGGCCATCAGGCACCCCTGTTCAGCGCGCGGGCGCTCTTCAGCCGGGCCTGGCCGATGTCGGCGCGGTCACCCTGACGGTAGCCGTCCTGGTAGCCACGGCCGCTGTAGGTGATCCGGGTCTTCCGGGTGACCGGGTAGGCCTGCTCCAGGTTGTGCCGGATGGTCACGGCCCGGTCGCGGAGCACCAGCGCGGTGCTCGGCCCGGCGGAGCCCTCGTCTTCCGTCCTGGCGGCGTCCTTGGCCCGGTCCTCGGCCAGCCGGATCCGGGTGATCACGGCGGTGACGAAGCCGAGCAGCCAGCTGCGCCGCCAGGCGCGGACGCTGCGCACGCCCGCCGGGACCGGGGTCCGCGCCAGCCCGCCGTGCATCTGCAGCAGCAGGGAGGTGTACAAGATGTCGGCGCGCTCCAGGTCGGACTGATAGCCGAAGACGTGGATCCGGGCGCCGGGCCGCGAGGTGCTCAGCAGCACGCACTGGCAGCGCATGGCCCCGGCGATGCCGGCCAGCAGGTGCGCGCGGACCTGGGCCCAGGGATTGTCGATGTCGATGATCCGGCTGCCTGGCCGGTCGGTCTCGGGGTGCAGCACGCCGAGCCGGGCCTTGTCGATGCCGTAGCGGGCCATCAGCTCGGCCGCCTTGGCGGTCAGCGCCTCGGCCTCCGGCACGGTGACGCCCTCGGCCTCGGCCTTGGCGAGCAGCTTGCGCACCCGGTTGAGCAGGGCGCTGGGCGGGCTGGTCGTCATGATGCCCGGTTCTCCTCACGCCGCTGGGCCCGCAGCGAGGAGAGCAGGATCGCCGCCATGTCCGTCTCGGTGATCCCGAAGTCCTCCAGGTTCATCCGGTCGGCCGTGGCCTTGGCCTCGGCGTAGGTCGTGCCCCAGTACCAGGGCGTCTGGAGCTTGGCGGGATCCCCGGCGAGCGGGGAGTGGCCGGGCTCGTCCTCGACGATGATGCTGGGTACCCACTTGCCGGTGTCCTTCCACGGCTCGGCCGGGATCCAGTAGCAGCGCCTCGGCGCGGTGGCCGGTGACTGCACGTCGACCGTGACGCGGGCAGCGGCCTCGGCACTGTCCGCCATCTGGCCTATCGCGCGCTCGGCGAGCTGCCTGCGCGGCTCGCTCGGTACGGTGATGACCCGGGTCTCGCCAGACGCCAGGGCGTCTTTGATCTCAGCAGCCAGGTCGGCTGCCCAGTTGTCATTCATGATGCTGTCCTTCCGTATCGCTCGAAGATCTTTCATGACGGGCCGAACGGCTGGTGCTGGGGGCCGTCGCGGTCGCCCGTGCAGACCCGGCACATCTTCTCGTGCTGGCCGCCGGAGAACCGGTGGTGCGGGTGCCCGGCCCGGCTCCAGAGCAGGGCCCGCCGGTCGGCGTCCTTGCTGTCGCCGACCGCCCACAGCTCCGGGCCGCCCGGGTAGTCCTGCGGCCGGGTCCGGCTGATGATCAGGAACGCCGTCAGCGTGGCCGGGTCGATGCCGCTGACCATCTCCTCGACGGCCAGGGCCAGCTTGCGCTCCTCGCGCAGCCGGGCACGGTAGCTGGCCAGGTGCGGGCCGGCGTTACTCCGGCCGGCCGCGTCGCGGCGCAGCTGCTCGGCGTGGCCGTGCAGTGCCTCCTGCATCAGCTGCCAGACGGCGCCGGCCTCGGCGGCGTTCACGGGGTCACCGGCCAGTCAGCGGCGGCGGTGCGGAACGCGGGGTCGGCCTCGGCGGCCTTGCGGATGATCGCGGTGATCGCCCAGGGCACGTGCTCCTCGGATACCCCGGCGGTCAGGCAGATCAGCTGGGCCATCACGTGCAGGCGCTCCTGGTTGTACTCCGGGCTCGCCGTGGCCGCCAGGGCGATCCGGGCGGCGTTGGCGATCAGCACGGTGATGGACGCGAACACGGCGCCGGCCGGCTCGTGCGGCAGCCGGCTTAGCCCCTCGCCGTCGCTGCGAGCGTCGCAGTTGAAGGTGCGGCTCGGGTACTCCCGGCGCACCAGGCTCCAGCGCCGGACGGATGTGAGATTCGTGCGGTAGACCGGCCGCCAGCACCACCGGCACAGCGGGCTCTCGCCGAGGTTGATTCTCACCTCGGGCCCTTCGTCGAGTAGCCGGGCCAGCATAGCCGCGTCGTCCTTCGCGTTGTCGTAGTTGTCGTTCACGGTGTCTCCTCAGTTGGTGTCAGCCATCAAGATATCAATAAACCTTGATAATGCAAAATCAGGGCTCGGGCTCCCGGACGCCGGGGAGCGGGTACCGGGTGCGCACTACCTCCCGGTCGCTGCCCTCGACGGTCCACCAGATCTGGCAGTCGGTGCACCAGCCGGTGTCCCGCAGTGGCGTCAGCGTCTGCGGGCACCAGCCGGCGTCGATCATGGTCAGCGCGAAGCCCCGCCAGTCATCCGCCGTGACCTGGGTCATGATCATGCCGGGGCCCGCTTCCGCCGGGCCCTCCTGGGCGGCAGCACCCGGCCGATCTGGTCCGGCCGCACCGAGCGGTACCCGGCGGGCCCCAGGACGGTGATCCACTCCGCCGTCTTGCGCTTGCCGCTGCCCGGCCGGGGCGGCGCCACGGTGTGGTTCACGAACGTGTACACCGTGCGCCCGCCCGTCAGCGTCAGCCGCTGGCCCCGCGTGACCGGCGTGCCCCGGTGCTCGTAGCTCTCCGAGACCTGCCACCAGGGCGGGTGGCCCGTCCCGGTGAAGGGCTGGGTGCGCTTCATCTCAGTCCTTCGTGATCTTGAGCATGACGATCTTGCCCTCGGCGGTGGTGACGTAGAAGAGCTTCGTGTCCGGGGCGCCCGTGTAGACGCGCTCGATGTCGGACACGCTGGCCCGCTCGTAGCGGTCCCCGCCGCGCTGCGCGGTCCGGGGGATCGCCGGCCGCCCCTGGCGCCTGCGGCCGGGCGGCGGGGCGCTGTTCCAGTCCCGCGCCTGGCCGGGGTCTTCCCGGTGCAGGTGGTCCAGGTAGACCGCCTGGGCCTCGTCCAGCGTCTGGGCCCGTGCCTGCTCCCGGTAGCTGGCCCGCCCCGGGTGCCGCCGCCTGCGCTTGCCGGTGCGGCTCATGGCTGCTCGTCCGCCGCGCGCCGGGCCTTCCCGGTGAACGCGCAGGGGCCCTGGCCGCACAGCGCGCAGTCCTCCGGCGGCTCGTCGGTCGAGCAGATCGGGCACCGGACATGCGGGTCGTGGCCCTCGACCGGGCCCAGCGTGGCGTACCCGCGAGCCTGCCAGCTGGCGCGCACCGCCGGATCCTCGATCTCGGCCCGGCGCAGGTGCACGATGCTGTACGCCTTGTCGTCGGACATCTCGGGTTCGCTCTTCTCGGGCAGCTCGCTCATCAGAGTCCCCATTCCTTGCGTGCGCTCTTGTACTTGTTCTGCTGCATCTTGGTGATGGCGGCCTGGGTCGCGCCCCACCCCTCGTGGGCGGCCTCGCGTCCGGTCAGGACGGCGGCGGCGCGCCCGGCGTCCCGCTGCAGCTCGGCCAGCCGGTCGGCGACGTTGCCGCGCACCCGGGCGAAGCTCTCGCTGTCGCCCTGCCACTCCTGCTCGGCGCCGGGGCGGCTGTAGTACTCCAGCTGGACTTCCTCGTCGATGGCCTGGCGGATGATCTCCTTGCACCTGGCCACGGTGGTGACGGTCTCGCCGAAGCGGCCCTCGGTGCGGAACTGCTCGTCCCCGGCCAGCTGCTTGGCGGCCTTCGCCAGCTCGCGGACGGCCTTCGCGGCCTCGCGCTCGGCGCGGGTGCGCTCCTTCTCGACCTGGCCGGTGGTCATCGACTTCAGCTCGACCGGGGCCAGCGGGAAGCAGATGCTGCACAGCGCCGGGCCCAGGCCCTTCGGCGGCATCTGCACGGCCTCCTCGACGGTCAGGCCGGACAGGTCCGGGCGCCAGGCCATCGGGGTGTCCCAGCGGACGCTCGGGCAGCCACGGTAGCTGTCGTGGATGTGCCCGTCGCTGTTGGTGCACGGGAAGAACCGCTGCCAGCGGTTTTCCGGCCGGGCGTAGATGGCCTCCATCTCGTGGACGGCCAGCGCGGCCTGGGCCAGTGAGGCGTCGGCGTCGCGCAGCGCTACCAGCAGGTCGCCCGGGGTCTGCCGGAAGCCCATGGACGCCGGGAGCGGCACGCTGTGAGCGGCCATCTGCCGGACGGTCTGCTCGACCTCGGTGTGGGTGCGTCCCCAGGCCCGGGAGCTGCGGCCCCGGTAGTCCCGGTGATCGCCGGCGGCGGTGTGGATCTGCTCCCAGGCGCGGTCGCGGGCGGCGGTAGCCTTCGCCCAGGCGTCGTACAGGCCGGCCAGCTTCTCATCGAACGCGTGCGGGTCGGCGGCCAGCTGCTCATCGGTGCGGGTGTCGGTCTCGGTGCTCACAGTCTCTCCTCGGTGCGTCGTGCTGATGACACCAGGATATCAATAAACCTTGATAATGCAAAATCGGGGGCTACGGGAGCCAGGAGTCCTGGATCTCCCGGCACTCCGGCTCGCGGCAGTTCTGGACGTACAGCGTGCCCTCGGGGTGCGCCAGCTCGTGCAGCCGCTGGAGGGCCTCGCCGATGCCCAGGAACACCGGGATCTCGGGGACCGGCACGAGGTCCGCCCGCTCCATGTCCACCTCGACCTCGACCGGGTGCTCCCCGCCGCAGGGACACTTCGGATCCCCCTTGTGCCGCTTGCGGTGCCGCAGCTCGGCCTGGTGCAGGTCGATGATGACGCCGACCGTCCGGTACCGGCTCAGGCTGAAGGAATTTCTCACAGTTTATAGATACGGCGGCCAGCGCCGCATGTACAGCATCCAGGTCAGGTCGCGGTCGTCGGCTAGCCGCTTCTCCGGCGGCGCGGCGTGCCGGGGCTCGTACGCTCCGGCCTCCTGAGCGCGGCGCTCCAGGACCCCCGCCAGTCGGCCGCTTGTCGCCTGGTCCCGGGCCAGCACGCACCACAGCGGCACGAGCGCCTCGCGGATCTTCAGGTAGTCGTGCGGCCCCCAGCCGGTGACCAGGGTGCCGAGCACGAAGGCGGCGCAGAACAGCCAGGCGGCGGCGTACACCGCCAGGGCGGTGATGACCACCGCCCAGCCCGCCAGGTCCTCTCCGGTCAGAGGTTTTCCCCCTCGGCGAACGGCCGCTGCCTCGACAGCGGGAACTCCGGGTCCTGCTCGGCCACGACCCGCTCCTCGAATCCGATCGGCATCTTCACCCCTGGCGGCAGGCACCATATCCAGTACTGGTTGGCGCTGTCTACCGTGCGGCTCTTCGCCGGCAGCATCTGGAACGCCTCGATCTCCTCCCCGGCGATCTCGTTCTTGATCAGCATCAGGTGCCGCCAGTCCCAGATGGCCTTGCGGTCGTCCCGCCGGACGGACAGCACCGTCACCTCGCCCTCGGGGTTCCGGCGGACGTGGCAGACGTACCGGTCGTTGCGCCAGACCTCGCTGCCGCTCTCGATCATGGCCGCGATGTCCGGCTTCCGGGCGGCCATCGCCTGCAGCGAGTCCGGGACGACCTGGACGGCCCGCTGCATCGGCTGCCAGGGCCGCTGGCCCTGGTTCCCGGCCGGGCGCCGCTTCGGGGTGCTCATCAGGCTTCCCCCATGCCGCGTGCGATCGCTTCCACGATCGCGCTCCGGGCCTCGGCGATGCTGATCTGCGCGGCCGGGTCTTCGCCTGCTCGCAGGTTCCACCCGTGCACGACCTCCATCACCTCGACGAGCCCGGCGGCCAGCGCGCCCGCGCCGCCGCCGATCGCGCGGGCGTGGGTCAGCGTTGCGTGCAGCTGCTCCTCGACCTGGGCCGGGGAGGGGAACAGCTGCCCGAACATGCGCCGGGCTTCCTCGCCGATGGCGGCGAAGTCGGGGTCGGGGGTGCTCATGTCCAGTTCCTCCATCTCACCCGGGTCTGGGTGCCCTGCGCCAGGTCCACGGCCGCCTCGGCCTCGTCCCAGGTCATGTCCTTAGCGGCCACCTGGCCGGCCCGCAGCCGCTCGTAGATGCTCTCGACGGTCTCGACTAGCTCGACGGCCGTGACCTGCCGGGCGAACATGCGCTCGTCCGGGATGGTCCGGATGCTGACGCACTTGACCGTGCCCTCGCGGCCCCAGGGCTCCCGGACGACGCTGCCGTCCAGCATGGTGCCAGTCTCGTCGCCCTGGGGGAACCGCACCCGGTCGCCCAGCCTGAAGTCCGGGGCGGTGCGCTCCGGCCCGGCGGCCTGGTCCATGATGCGGCCGATCGCGGAGGCGGCGGCGGTCAGCTCGTCCTGCATCCGGGCGGCGGCGGCCCGCGTGACGCGGCGCCGCTCGTCCGAGGTCAGCTGGCCGAACGTGCGCCCGGCCCAGTCGACAGTCTCTTCGTTCATTACCGTGCCTTCCAGGTGCGTGATCCGATGATGGCGCCGCCGAGCAGCGGCTTGTCCGCCTCGTCCAGCAGCTCGGCCACCGTGAAGTCGGCGGGCAGGCTGCCGTAGGCGACGATGCCGAGGGACTTGGCGCCTGCCCGCTTCAGGGCCCGGATGTTCGTGTAGGTGGCCTCGGTCGGGCTCACGCCCTGCCACGGGGTGCCATTGCCCCAGATCTCGGTGATCATCGGGGTCTGCCTCGGGCCCTCGAAGTGCTTGCGCTCGAAGTACGCGATGAGCATGGCGGGGATCCCGGTCGGCTCGCTGGCCTGGCCTCCGGCCAGGAGCGCCTTGCCTGCGGCGGTCATCCGCCAGTGCGGGGCGCTGCCCGTGGCCGTGTCGGTGATCAGCCGGCGCCCGGCCAGGAACCGGACAGTCTTGCCCGCGTAGGTGCGGCTCACCCGGGCGCGGTTCGCGACCTGGCTGTTGTTGGTGGTGCGGCGCTCGCCGTTCAGCTGGCTGACCGCGCTCAGCACGCTCAGCTGGCCCGTGTCCAGCTGGTCCTTGGTGGTGGTGGTCATCTCGGTGCTCCGTCTCGTCGGTGTGTACCCCCACAATATCAATAAACCTTGGTAATGCAAAACCGGCCCCGGAAGGAGGGAGGAGGCGCAGCCGCATGCAGCTCGATCCCAGGTTCGTCAAGGTCGCGCACGACCCGGGGGATCCCGTGCTGTGCAGCCACTGCCCGTTCTGCGGCAGCGGGCAGATCACCGGCCGCTCGGACGGCGGCATCGACTGCGCCTTCTGCGGCCAGTCCTTCATCGTCCGGGTCCAGCCCGCCTTCCCGGGCATGCCCCAGGCCCCGGGCATGGGCGCGCCCACCGACGTGGGCCCGGACATGGGCGCCATGCCCCCGCCGGGCATGGAAGGAGAAGAGGGGATGCCGCCCGGCATGGAGGGCGGCGAGGGCATGCCCCCGGGCGCGGAGGGCGAGGAAGAAGGGCCGCCGTTCGGTGATGAGGACGAAGAAGGCGGTGAGCCTGGGGAAGAGGCGGAAGAAGAAGGCGGTCCGGAAGACGAAGCGGAAGGCCCGCCACCGCCGAAAAAGAAGACCTCCGCCCGCGCCGCCGCCCGCCGCTACCGCACCCTGGCCGGGGACCTGCTCGGCGAGGACGCTTACATCCGGCACCTGGCCATCTTGCATTCCGGCATGTCGCCCTCGGTCCTGCGGCTGGTCCGCCAGGCCGCCCAGAGCCGGGACTGCCCCCGGTGCCGGTCAGCGGTGCCCGACAACGCTACTGAATGCCCGCAATGCAAGTGGCCCTATCACAAGCCCCGTCTGCCCGGTGCCCGCAACACCTATCCTGTCGTCCCGGGCATCGAGCAGGCTGACATCGACCCGGGCCGCTCGGCCGAGGACGACCGCTGGCTGAAGGAGCACGGCATCGAGGCGGCGCGCCGGATGGCGTACCTGACGACCGGCGACGATCCGCATCACCGCGCGAAGTACGACGCGGGCTACTCCGCCTCGGAGGGCTTCTCCGGCTACCGGAACCCCGGTTCGTCCCCGCTGGAGGACGCCGACATGCGCGGCGAGCCGGACTCCTGGTACCAGGGCTACCTGGACCACGCCACCGACCGGCCCTACGGCCACGCGATCGAGTGCCCGGCCCACGATCACGACGGGCCCGGCTGCACGCTGTACGACCAGCCTGAGCGCTTCGACCCGATGCACGTCCGCCGGCACGACACGGCCTGGCTGAGCCAGCACCAGATCCGGGGCAGCCGGAGGGCTCCCGCGTGAAGCTCCAGTTCTCCGCCGCCGCCGCTCTGGACCGCGACCGCAAGGTCAGCGAGGGCATGAGCCGGATGCTGGCGCTGGGCGCCGAGCGGGCCGGGACGATGACACCCGAGGTCGCCGAGGCCCGCAAGAACCGCTCGGTCATGCGGCGCACGGGCGCCTACGGCGGCGGCGGCGGGGGCGGCGCGGCCGGCGGCTTCGGCGACATCCAGTTCGCCACCGGGCGCCCGCGCGACCCGCTGTTCTACTGGCGGCAGAACAACCTGCCCTACGACTTCTCCCAGAACGAGGAGCTGGCCAAGGTCCGCGCGTTCTGCCGGCTGCTGTACCAGACCGACCCGATCATCGGGTCCTGCGTCGACATCTTCAGCAAGTTCCCGACCATGGGCGACCACCTGGAGTGCAAGGACCCCCGGCTGGAGGACTTCTACGGCGACCTGTTCTTCAACGAGGAGCATCTCGACTACGAGGAGTTCACCGTCGACATCGGCCGGGAGTACTGGACCTCCGGCGAGGCCTGGCCGTTCGCCACCTTCAACGAGGACCTCGGCATCTGGGACGACGAGGAGCTGCTCAACCCCGATGACGTGAAGGTCGAGCGCAGCCCGTTCCTGAAGGAGCCCCGCTACTTCATCCGGCTGCCCTGGACCATCCGGCAGATCCTGCAGACCCGCCAGCCCGCCTGGGAGTACAACCGGCTGATCGCGGAGTACCCCGAGCTGAGCGCCTATACCGCCGAGAACACCTTCATGCCGGTGTCCAACATCCTGCTGAAGCAGCTGAAGTTCCGGGGCGACACGTTCAACGTGCGCGGCGTCCCGCTGCTGACCCGGGCGATGCGCTCGATGCTGCAGAAGGAGATGCTCAACACCGCGCTCGACTCGATCGCCGACCGGCTGTACACCCCGCTGATCCTCTGCAAGCTCGGCGCCAGCGCCACCGACCTGGGCACCTCCCAGCCGTGGATCCCGACCGATGACGACCTGGAGAACTTCGAGCTGGCCCTGGACGCCGCCCTGGCCGGCGACTTCCGCGCGCTGATCTACAACTTCGCCGTCGAGATGCTGCCCGTGCTCGGCCGCGAGAACATGCCCGACCTGACCCCGGACTTCGAGCGGATCGAGGACTCGATCCTGCAGGTGTTCGGCCTGTCCCGCACGTTCCTGATGGGCGCCCAGTCCGGCCAGACGTACGCGGCCGACGCGCTGAACAAGGAACTGGTCACCATGCTGATGGCCAAGTACCAGCGCTTCCAGGCCCGGCACTTCCGGCAGCGGGCCATGGTCGTGGCCGAGGCGCAGGAGCACTACGACTACCGCGAGCACGGCGGCAAGCGCTACGTGATCATGGAGGAGGTGCTGGAGCAGGACGAGGAGACCGGCGAGAAGCACCTCGTCGAGCAGCCCAAGCTGCTGGTCCCCGACCGCCGGTTCAAGGTGCTGAACCTGAAGGACGAGGACGCGACCCGCCAGTTCGTCGAGGCGCTGCGCGCGTCCGGCATCCCGATCAGCCAGCGGACCCGGACCCGCAACCTGGAGATCGACCTGGACGAGGAGGTCGCCCGGTCCCAGGACGAGGCCGTCGCCCAGGCCGTGGCCGAGCAGGAGACCCGCAAGCAGGTCTACATCGCGCTGCGCGACCAGGGCCTGCCGGTGCCCGAGGACCTGGAGGCCGACTTCGCCCCCGTCGCCCAGGTCGAGGGGATGCCGCAGGGCCCGAGCACGGGCGGCATGCCGCTGCCCCGCCTCGGCACCGAGCCGCCGGCGGGCGGCCCGCTGCTGGCCCTGGCCCCCGGGCCCGAGGACGAGCAGGAGCAGGAGCAGGCCGAGGAGGAGCCGCCCAACGCGCCGCCCGAGGGCCCGGAAGACGAGGAGCCGGGCCCCGGCGAGGAGTCCGACCGGCCGCCGGAGTCCGACGAGGAGCGCAAGGGCATGCCGAGCGAGGCCAGCTTGTTCCGCCGCACCGCCCGGACCCGCCAGCAGGCCCGCGCCCGCGAGCACCCGGTCCTGGAGGACGAGGAGCACGGCACCCCGCACGTGCTGGCCGATGGGGAAGTGGATGTGATCAACAAATGGGCGACGCATGACGCCCCGGCCAGCTACAAGACCCCGCGCGTGGTCGGCGTCCGCCGCGAGGCGGCCCTGAAGGACGGCGACGAGCTGCCCGACGACGCGGATGTGCTATAAACTTGCGGAGGAATAGCGAGGCGATGCGGAGCGTGGCCTGTCCTGGCTGGGCGCGGTGAGGCTGAGCCGGAATGGCGCGGCTTAGCTGAGCGCGGGCAGATCGGCTGCGTGCCGCTCGGCTCGGCAGGCGAGGCAAGGCGCGGGTGGGTTGCTGTGCTCGGCTTGGCTACGGCCGTCCAGTCAAGGAATGGATCGTATCGATGGGCCCGGCTGGTGACGCAGTGCGTGGCATTTCTCAGCATGGCTGGGCACGGCGGGGACCGGCTGGAGGGGCAAGGCAGTGCGTGGCTTGCGCAGCACGGCATAGCTCGGCATAGGCGGCAGGGCCGTCTCGGCAGGGCGCAGTGCCTTAGGCATGGCGCGGCTCGTCGATGCTCGGCAGGGCTCGGCAGTGCCGTCAAGGCCAGGATGGTCACGGCAAGGCCTGGCAGGGCCTGTCCCGGCTGGTTGCCGAGGTGAGGCTCAGCTGGGCACGGCGACGGTCGCTCGGCCAGGCGCGGCAGGCGTAGCCCGGCCTATCCGGTCAAGGCACGGTTTGGCGTGGCCGGATAGGCATCGCCCGTCCCGGCAGTACCGGGCACCGTTCGGCACGGCCGTCAAGGCTAGGCACGGCCTGGCCGGGCCCGGCATGGCGAGGCCGTTATGGCATGATCCTGGCACGGCGAGTCCGGGTGAGGTATGGGCGGCTGTCTTCGCATGGCGCGGATCGCGGCAGCTAGTCTTGGCGCGGCACGTCTGGGCCGGAGGGGCGTGGCCAGGGATGGCGAGGCGAGGCCAGGCAAGGTATAGCCAGGCCGTCACCGCAGGGCAGTGCGCGTCTTGCCAGGGTGCAGCAGGGCGTGGCGGGTTGGCTTTACTTGGCGTGGACCGCTGGGCAAGGCTCGTCTCAGCACGGCAAGGCCGGAGAGGCAAGGCAGGGCTCGGGACAGCACGTCCTGGCCAGGCCGTCAAGGCAAGGCATGACGCTGCATCGCACCGCGTGGCCCGGCGCGGCCGGAAAGGCAAGGCCCTGCATGGCTAGGCGAGTCCTGGCCTGGCCCGGCATGGCCGTCAGCGTATGGCGGGGCTGATCATGGCATGCCGGGGCATTGCGGTGTCAGGCCGTCAAGGCGAGGCTTGGACGGGCAGCATGGCGAGGTATGGTGAGGCTCGGCTTGGCGGGGCCGTCAGGGCTAGGCGCGGCCAGGCGGTGCCCGTCCCGGCCGGGTTTCGCGGGGCCGTCTAGGCGCGGCAAGGCAAGCAACGGCAAGGCGTGGCCGGGCCGTCGAGGCAGCGTTAGACGGGGCGCGTCAAGGCAAGGCATGGTTCGCGGGGCCGTCGCGGCAGTGCCTGACCAGGCACGGCGAGGCCGTGCCAGGCAGGGCTCGGCCTGGCCGTCCAGGCAGTGCTTGCGAAGGCGTGGCGAGTCAAGGCACGGATCGGCTCGGCCGTCAGGTCAGGGCGCGGCTCGGTAGGCGGGGCACGGCTCGGCGCGGTCAGTCCGGGCTGTCCAGGTGCGGTATGGCGCTGGCTGCTTGGCTGGTCCGGGCACGGCGTTGCGTGGCTGTCCTGGCTCGGCTCGGCCTATCCTGGCCGTGCAAGGCTGGGCATGGCGCGGCTTGGCGAGGCAGGTTTGGTCAGGCGCGTCTTGGAGCGCAGGGCCGGGCATGGCAGCTCTCGGCGGGGCAGGCCGGGCATCGCTACTCATGGCATGTCAGGTCCGGGCACGGTACGGCTCATCGCGGCCGTCTAGGCGAGGCTAGTCCTGGCCTGGCCGGGCAAGGTTTGGCGCAGCACGGCGCGGCTGTCTCGGCCCGGCAGGGCTAGACGGGTCCAGGCGTGGCGTGGCCGGTGAGGCCCGGCAAAGCAAGGCCCGTCCGGGCCTGGCGCGGCGGTTAAGGCCAGGCATGGCGAGTCAAGGCTCGGCGTGGCGAGGCGGTCTTGGCGTGGCTTGTCGTGGGTCGGCTCGGCGAGGCTAGGCGCGGCCGGATCGGCAGGGCGCGGTTAGGTTGTCATGGCGTCGCTCGGCCAGGCCGTCAAGGCTGGGCAGTACAGGGCTGCGATCGCACGGCAGGGCACGTCATCGCAAGGCCGTCTTGGCGTGGCGTGGCTTTGCATGATGAGGCGAGGCCTGGCGAGGCCGGGCTCGGCCGGTGATGCGAGGCGAGGCGGGGCCTGCCTGGGCATGGCGCGGCCGTTATGGCAAGGCTCGGCCTGACGGGGCAAGGCACTGCCGGGCGTAGCCGTCAGGGCATGGGACGGCCTGTCTGGTCGAGGCTAGGCTGGGCAGCGCTGGGCCGTCCTGTCTAGGCGAGGCCTGTCTGGTCGAGGTTAGGCTGGGCCGTCTAGGCGAGGCATGGACGGGCAAGGAACGCCGGGCGGGGCGTATCCGGGCACGGCAGGCGGGCCCCTCGGAAGAGGAGAGGAGGGCCCGTGGAACGCCGGATCGAGAAGCACGCGACCCGGCTCAGCGCTGCGCTGGACCAGGAGTTCAGCGTCGGCCAGCGGGTCCGCACCCTGGATGGCGCCATCGGCCGGGTCATCCTGGTCACCGAGAGCTTCAGTCCCGGCAATACCGAGTACCAGGTCATTCTCGATAACGGCATGGGCGGCGGCACGTTCCTGGGCAATCAGCTGCGGCCGGTCGGCGAGGGCTACGGCGGCGGCCACCAGGCACCCGCGTACCTGCCCGCCGGGGTGACGGCCGCGCTGGAGGCTGAAGCCGACCTGGAGTCCCTGGCCTCGCACTGGTACCCGGAGATGGGCACCATCCTGGAGGACCGGCCGGATCCGGGTCGGCAGATCTCGATGATCGGCTCGCGGCACACCGCCGTCCCGCTGCCGTACAGCCAGGAGAAGCTCTTCCACATGCAGCATCAGCCTCATCCGGACTGTCCGGAGTGCGGCTGGAACTTCGGCGAGCGCGATCCCGAGGTGACCTTCCACCACGTCAAGCACGTCCAGCAGGCCAGGGGGACGTACGAGCCGGAGGAGTGCGAGCACTGCGGCGGGGACCTGAAGGACCGCTGGGAGCACGAGGAGCACCACTCGAACTGGCTGGGCGAGCAGGACTGGTACACCGACTGGAACGCCGAGGGCCCTGGCGACACGCTGCACCGGGGCATCGCGACGCGGCTGCCGCCCGAGCTGCACGAGCACATGCACGACGAGTCAGTCCCGGTGCACCAGCGGGCCCGCGCCCTGGCCGGTCACATCCTGCGGGACCAGGCGGCGGGCAGCCCGCACGGCGGCCTGGGCAACTTCTGGTCCGATGAACCGGACGTGTCCAAGAGCTACGCCGAGAACACCACCATCGACCGGTACCGGGGCAAGGAGCCGGTCAGCCACTACCAGACCCCGGTGATGCTGCACGCGCATTTTCCCGGCATGCAGCACGTCGAGACCGACCCGGACACCCTGGAGTACTGGGGCGTGCACTCCTACCACAAGACGAGCAACCGCGAGGTGCCGATCCAGAACCAGGCGCCGATGCGGATCAAGGGGATCTCCTGGGCGAAGCCAGACCACGGGCTGAGCCCTCGCGCCTACTCAGGCGTCCCGGAGCACCTGGACGAGGATCCGGCCTGGACCCACCACGAGTTCGGCGGCGAGGGGATCCGGGCGCATGCCGCGATGATCTGGGACCACGAGCAGGGCGGGTACCGGCACGCGGCGGAGGGCGGGACGTACTCGACGGATCACAACCAGGCCTACCACCCGGGCCCGGTGCCCCGGCTCTACCACGGGACCAACCACGCTTTCAGCACGGGCGATCACGTTGAACCGGGACACCCGACTCACTACCCCGAAGCGTACGAGGACGACGAGCACCAGGGGTTCGTGCACGCCACGCCTAGCGTGGCCACCGCCTGGCAGCACGCCGACAACGCCGTTCACGAGCACGGCGGCAGCCATCACGTCTACGAGGTGAGCCCCACCGGTCCGGTCACCTGGGGAGACGAGACGTTTCCCGAGGACTTCGAGGACGACGACGAGATGAACCGGGAGGGGAACCGGATGTCCCGGCACCCGTTCCGGGTCGAGCGCGAACTGCCCTACCAGGGCGAGCCGCTGCCGTTCACCCAGCGGCATCACCTGGCCGCCACCTATGCGGACGGCGAGGACCCGCGCGAGCAGGACTACAACGGCGCCCCGGAAGTCGGCGGGGTCTTCTGGGGCGCCCCGGCGCAGCAGCAGTTCGTCGATGACGAGCTGGGCCAGCCTGAGCCGGGGCCGGTAGAGATGATGCCCGGCGAGGAACCGGAGGAGGAGGGCGGTGAACCTCCGTTTACGGCGACCGCCGTCTCGGCGGCCGAGGCCGCCATCCGGCATACCGCGACCGACTGGCATGCGTTCGACACGAACCATGACTACCGGCGCGGGCACGTGGACGGGGCGAACGGCGAGACCGCCGACCGCGACGAGGCGCAGGCCCGGATCGACGTAGCCCGCCCGTACCCGGGAGACATCGACTACCTGGCCGGGCATGACGCGGGCACCGAGCGGGGCCGCGAGCTGGCCGCCGGCCAGCATGACCTCGGTGAGCTGTGGAAGTCCGCCCCGGAGTACGGCGCCATCCGCCCGGAAGCCTCGTGGCAGCCCGGCGAGGAGCGCGACATCGACCGGTGGAACGCGCAGGCCGGCCGGGGGCGGCGCGAGGAGAAGAGCGACCGCTGGCACGAGTACAACCAGCAGTACCGGCCGAGTACGGTGCACCGGGGCATCGTCACCGAGCTGCCGGATCACCTGCATGACTACGTGCACGACGAGAGCATCCCGCGCGAGGACAGGGCCCGCGCCCTGTCCGAGCACTTTGCCGATCAGGGCGGCCTGGGCCGCCACTGGACCCCGCACACGCAGATCGCGCACCGGGCCATCTGGAACGCGGCCGACATCGGTCACGGGTATCAGCGCTGGGAGGACCAGTCAGCCCCCAGGACCGACGTGATGTTTCACGTCAAACGCCCGGGGCGCCGCAACGAGATCCGCGACCCGCGCCAGCTGGAAGAGCACGAGGTGGGCTGGGGCTACTCCCGGGGCGAGGACGAGACATTTCTCAAGGGGGACAGCCCGCTGCAGCTGGAGGGCATCAGCTGGAAGGAGCACGAGCCGGAGTACCCGAACGAGCCCTTCGAGCACGTCGACTTCCCTAAGCCGATGCGGCATACCGCCGCGATGGACGGCGAGCACGAGACCTGGTACCACATCACCGACAACCCGAAGTTCGACCTGGACCCGGAGCACGCGCCGCAGGACAACAGCCTGAGCATCAGCCCGCGCGAGGGCACGGGGCTCTACCTGACCAAGACCCCGGAGAGCTGGGTCAACGGCCATGATTACGTCCGGCCGTACGTGGCCGAGATCCACGCGCACCCCTCGGTGCACGAGCACGAGGACAGCCGCAGCCGCTGGGGCGGGGAGATGTTCGTCCCCTCTGAGCACTTCGGCAAGCTGCATGTCCACCGGGTCATCCCGATCGACGCGCATGCCCGCGAGGAATACGGCGAGCACGGCTGGATCGAGAGCCACCACGGCACTGAGTTCGACACCGGCAACCCGATCCCCCAGCACAAGTGGGATGAGCCTTACCGCCAGCCGTTCCCGGGCTATCACTACGACGGTCCCGATGTCCGGGATATGCCGAAAAAGCAGACTAACTGGCACAAGAAGCGAGCCCTGGACTACCTGCAGGGTAATCGCGGGTTCGACCGGGAGACGGTCAGCGACCTGCGCCGGGCCTGGGCCTCGGTTCAGGTGAAACACGCCCGGGTGCCGTGGACTCCGCACCAGCGCGAGCTGCTGCACAGCTGGCAGGACCATCCCACCGCGACCGAGGGTGACTTCGTGGACAGCCGCCAGTTCACCAACCGCTACCCCGAGCCGGCCCCCGGGCCCGACCCGGAGACCGAGTTCGCCGAGGCGGTCGGCCCGCGCGCCTTCACCGAGATGACCGCGCGGCTGGCCGCGCACCCGCCGCACGACCCGGCCGCCGAGACGGTCTACCAGCAGCTGGCCAAGGACTACCCGCCGGGCGCGCTGAGCTGGATCCACGATGCCCGCTGGGAGGGCCCGCACTACGTCCCGCTCGACCAGGTGGACTTCTCCGGCCGGGACGGCTGGGAGGCCAGCGGGGACGAGAAGGGCATCGCCAGGTCCCGCAAGAAGATCGAGAAGCGCGACGGGAAGGGCGAGCGCCCCAAGCCCGCCGTCCTGGTGCAGCGGCCCTCGAACCCCGCCCAGCTGGTCGCGGACGGCCATCACCGGGCGCTGGCCGAGGAGCAGCTGGCCGGCGAGTCGGAGGAGCCCCGCAAGGGCCTGTGGTCCTGGACGGGGCACGTGGAGGACGATGAGGGCCCCTGGGACCACATGCACGACACCCAGGACCAGGACCAGTACTTCCCGCCGCCGGACGACAGCCTGGAGGACGGCGAGCCGGCTGCCGCCCCGCCGCAGCAGCAGCCCGTGCAGCCCCTGGTGCAGCGCGGCCTGCCGCCGATGAGCCAGGGCCCCAAGCCGGGCCCGAGGACCCAGAACTACACCCCGGTCGAGCAGTCGCCGTCCTTCCAGCTGGCTCATCCCGAGCTGCAGCAGCAGCAGGAACCGCCGCCCGGCGAGGAGGGCGATGAGGGCGAAGACGAGGACCCGGGCACGGATCAGGCGCTGGACTCCTTCGAGAAGGCGGCCGGCAGTGCCCCCTTCCGGTTCGAGTTCACTGCCGCCTGGCGCGATGTCGTGGCCAAGGCCGAGCGCATCGTCCGCGAGAACGGCGTGCGGATCACCGCGCTGGCCGGTAGCCTGACGGTCGGCGAGGTCAAGGGCGATCACGCCACGTACGAGACCGGGCTCCAGTACTACCCCGGGCGCGGCTTTTCCGTGATGGCCTACAGCTGCGGCTGCCCGTGGGCCACGTTCTGGCAGAATCCCGATCAGCCGGGCCGGTTCGCCGGCCGGATGTGCAGCCACGCCTACGCGCTGGGCCTGGAGGCCCGCAAGCGCGGCACCGTGCAGAAGGCGATGTTCCCCGAGCTGTCCGGCTGGCCGGAGACGGTCGTGGTCAAGTCCGAGCCGCCGTGGCATCCCTCGGACAAGTCCTGGGCGCGGGAGTGGCGGGCGCCGCAGACCACCCGTCCCGTTCTAAGTTCCTTGATAGCTGCTAGGCTGGATGACGAGGCGCTGATGCCGGTGCCTGCGGTGACGGCCGCCCGGGTTCTCATCGATGCCGGGGACGACCCGGCGGCCGTCACCGCGCTGCTGCGGCTGGCCGGGCTGGAGCTGACCGCCGATCAGGTCAATGCCCCCTGGGGATCTCAGGACCTCAGTAATGTCCCGCCGCAGAAGCCCTACGGCGCGACCGAGCCGCCCAAGAAGGACATGGACCCCGGCAGCTACGGCTTCCTGGCCGGCCCGGACCCGGACAACTGGGGCGAGATCGCGGACAACAGCGCCATCCAGCAGCCGCTGACCAACGAGGCGGCCCGCGCCAGCGAGGACGATAACGTCCTGGATCTCCCGGCCGTCAACGACTGGGCCGATGAGGGCCAGTCGTTTGCGTACCAGGATAAAAGCGCTAAGATCATTGATAATCCGGTCGGCAGCTCCGGCAACAGTACTGCCGGCCGGACCAGCAGGCGAGGCACGGCAAGGCAAGGGACCGGCCCGGTCCTGGATACCGAAGCCGGCGGGGCTGGTCTGAGCCCGCAGGCGATGGATACCGATACCGGGCCGGTCACTCATGAGTGGGGTGAGTCCTTCCCGTACGCTGACCGGGGCGCCGCCGGCGGGCCGTCGACATCGCTGAGCCCGCGTGATCCCCAGGGCCTCCGGATGGAGGAGGTCCTCGGCGAGCCGCAGCCGGACGGCGCCCTGGCCGAACTGAAGGACGAGCCCGAGCCCGCGCTGGACCCGGAAGGCGTCACTGCTGCCGACCCCAGCCAGGTCTACGCCGCCCAGGTCGGCGCGGGCATCAGCGGCCAGGCCCAGTACCCGGACCAGTTCACCACGCAGAATCCGGGCATGGGGTCGATGGACGAGCCCTCGGTGCCGGATGATTCGAGCATCCAGACGATGGGCCAGCAGCAGTG